ATCATCTTTCTTACCAGGGGTAGATCTTAAAGTTCTTAAGCACTGGGCCGTCGCCATCTAGAAGTACATAGTCGTAGTTGAATTCAAGTGCGTGCGCAAGGATTGGAAAGATCCATGCAGGTGGATCAATCTCGTGCAGATCATCTAGGTTCTCAGGGACAAAGTAGATACAACCAAAGCCGCCCTTACCTTCATAGATAGGGCCGAACTTCTCATCTCTAAGTGCTTCCTCGCTGGGAGCGTGGGCAGTAGATAAGTGCATGGCGCGAACCGTGCATGTAGGTTCGGTGAAGTCGATCGGTGTATTCATTGGAGGGTTGGGGTCGATTTCAAACAGTGCCATTGTGTTTGGATTCTGTAGCTAAGTAGGACGCACGTTTGGCCTGCGCAAGGGCGAGCCTCGTAGTAGCATACACCTCCTGCCAGCGTTCGTGTTGGCTGGTGTGACACAGAGTATAAATACGTTCTTTATCGTCAAGCATACGCTTGCTGTTGCACTTAGCGATGTTGAGCCAATCGGATGCGTTCATGTTCAAGACTTAGTGATTTGACCGATGATGAGGAGGAGAAAACCTAAAGCAAATGCAGGGATGTTGAAGGTTACGAGGGAAGCTGCAATGATTGCCACACCGATAAGGCGAAGCATACGGTTGTTGTTAGGTTGTGACATTAGTTGTTGCTCCAGTTTTTGCAAGCGCGGTGGCTGATGTAGTATTTGGCGTCAGGGTCGCCCAGTGTGTATTCTGAGCGAAGGAAGTTAGCTTCACTGCGCGTTTTACATTCGTCAACAGTTTCGAGTTGACGACCTTGGCGGCGTTGGATGTAGAGCATGGTTGTGTGCATTGTGTGATGTGAATGTGTGCTAGGTTGTTGTGTGTTTGGCGCCCCGCGAAGCGGGACTAATCACACTCATCGAGGAACCATTCTGCATCCTTTAGATACAAGTCAAGTTCCTTAAGATCCACAGGTAAGGGAAGATCCTCGCCGAACTGTATGGATGCCCAGCAATACGCTGGCCCATACTCTATGGGATCACGGAAGGTTGCATAACTTACGATGTTGATGTCTTCGACTATTGCGTAGACAATCAAGCTATCGTTTTCGATTACGATGTTTTCGACAGTGTGCATCACATGTCCTCCTGTTTGTTGATGAAGTGTTCGTGAATGTGTTTGATCTGTTGATACATCAAAGGATAAGTAACTGCCACGTACTCACATAGATTAACCATAGCATCTATGTGTCTACGTTCCCAGCAGTCAGACATAGCTGCTGTTGCTTGATACTTGAGTGTCTCGATTAAGAGGTGCGGTTGGAATAGATCCAGTGTCGCCGTGGTTAGTTCGGAGTTCATAAGATGTGCAGGTTGGTGTGTTCGTAAGTGTTCGTAAATGTGCAACTGAGTTAGTTACATGTGTAAGTTGCGCCCCGCGAAGCGGGATCATTCTTCATCCTCCCATTCCCAGAATCCGAAACAAGCACCATCCCCTTCCGATGATCCAAACGTGCAACCTTCCGGTGCAACATCACTGAGCAGATCGAACAGTTGATCTAGTGCAATCGTGAGCGTTTCGTGTGTGTTGTATGGAATGTCTGCGAATGGTTCAGACCACTCACCGTTACACGCTTTAACTACATCGGGTGTTGATTGTAAGTGTTTGAATGTTCTAGTGTTCCATGATTCAGGATCGCTAAAGAGTAGTTCTTGTTCGTCTTCTAGGACAGCCATAAAAGCTTGCACAAGATCTTGTGTGCGGAGTGTAGCGTTAGACAGAATTGTGTTCTTGTAAGTGTTGGGGAGTCGCATGGTTAGTTACCTTTGGTGGATTGGATGTGGGCAGCATAAGCTAAGTCGGTCGCTAGCCTTTGTGATTCACGTTCTCTTAGATAGAGTTCTACGTTTTCCCTAGTCGGGATGTTGCACGCCAGCGTGGTTAAATCCTGCGCACGTTGACAAGCGCACAATGCAACATTCATCCATTGTGCGCGGGTCATTCTGTTAGTCATTGTTCGCCCCGGTAGAACAGTTGACGCGAGCCACGTTCAATCTCCCAATCAGTTTCACCCTCAGCATGTGCGTACCAAGTGTGATTCTTCTGGTAGATACCTGCGCCACAGTATGTATGCAGGAGTGCATTAAGACGTGATTTAGTTGTAGGTGTTTGCCATGAGCAATCGCTGATGTCAAGTTCATCGGGTGTGATGATTGCAATGGTTGAACCATGCAACCTTACATAAATCCTGTCGATCGTAGTTTCACCGTGAGGGAAACTAACTACTTGGACTTCTGTATTATCGAGACGCCAATCGCGGCGCTCGTTGATTGCTGCGATCATTTGCTGTTCGATCTTACGCATTGATCTAGATGGTGATTGTGTTGGTATTGTATGAAGGGCGCCCCGCGTTAGCGGGACTAGGTTAGTTAAAGTCAGGAATAGTAGCGTCCCATGATTACTTCATCGCCTGATGTATCGGCCCACTTGATAAGTACACCGCTGAAGTAACTGTCGCCGTGGTATCCATCCCATCCTTTAAGATCGCCAGTGGATTCATTCTCCACACGCATAAAGTCACCCATTGAATACCACCAGCCGTGGTATTTAACGAACGACCCATCACGGAACTCGTCATCCGTGAGGAAGTCAAACTGTGAGCGCACAGCTTGGTTGTTGAACAACACAAAACCCGGTACAGTCTGCCGTGGCTTGTTGTTAGTCTTGATCGTTAGGGTCACTGTGACAATCCTCCTGTGAGTGATAATGTGACATGAAAGCCCCACACTATACAGTGTGAGGCAATAGCTGGGCCAGGGCTTACACCTGGCCACCCGTTTGTACGGATCAGCTTAAAACATGAACGTAGTCGATACTTTTAATGCACCAACCTGTTGCGCAGGTTATCTCCTCTAGCAGATCATCTTCATCATCTGCATCCCAAATCTGGCCGATTGTTTCCTCAGTGACTTCCTGCTGATAATCAGGATCTATGTCACCCCAAGTAGGATCGTCAGACGAAAAGTCAAACTCAATGTCGATAACTTGAAACTTCATGGCTGTTAGTTAGTGGTGTTACTTAAGGTTGAAGCTAGTAGACTTTAGGTCAGATTCTGTGAATACATCAAAGTAACCATTCGGATAACGTTCGGAATAGTTATCCATGCAATCATTGGCATCATCCTCGTTATGGTAAATGTCAAGGATTTGTGAATCGTATTCAGTTAGTTTGACAACGTAGAACATGACAATGAAGTTGGGTTAGTTCAGTGCTCTTGCTTTAAGTTAGACAGTGGAACAAACTTGCTAGTTGCATAACACCAGACAGAATCCTTACCGATGTTCCCTGCTACTACATTTGCAGGGCCTCTATAAGATACAGGTCGATTACTCCTGTATCGTATAAAGTATGGATGCGTTTTACATACCCATTGCTCTGTTCGCAGCTGTTGCATGTTTCCACCACGATCCATGTAAATGAGAAAGTTTGTAGTCATTGTGAATGTGCAGTTGGGTTAGTTAAGTGTGTGCGGCGCTCCGCGAAGCGGAACCGATCAATAATCAGGCGTGGCCAATGCAACGCGACGAGACAAACAAACACCTTCAATAATGTCGCGTTTCAGTTGCTCCTCACGGATAAACTGTTGCGTCTGCTCTGTATCCTTGTCAACACTGTTAGACAATGCGCGGAGTGTCACCACGCTATTGGCCCACCAGCGTTGCAGTTGTTCATCCGTCAGCATACATACAAACGAATGGAATACATCCATCACAGTATTGATGGACTCTTGATTAACACGATTGCGGAAAGTGCGGTTCATTGTGATGTGAATGTAGGGGGAAAATGATGATAGCGATTTGCTGATTGTGTCAGCGTAGATGACTGTAGCCTTTAACTTCATCGGCCCACATAGGGCTAGGGAGTTTAAGGAACTGCCGATACTCTTTGACCGTGCATTTAATACGCTCAGCATCATAAGCTTGCTGACGCCACATACCTGGCACAGCGTCACTGCCGTAGTATCCTTCATCCCACGCAGCTATAGCTTCCCCATCGGAGAAGAATACATAAACCCTGCGTGGGTTTCCATTGACATCGTTGGATGCACAGTAGTGCTTAATTGTTGCCATGATTAGTTTGATTCAGTTTGGGTTAGTTAAACGTCAGCGTTTGATCTGTGCCATCGGATAACGTTGGCGCACAATAGCTACAGCGTCATCACGATCGGATGCGCGGATGTAGTCATCCCACAAGCCATCTTCATCCTGCACATAATACAAAGGCGCACCACAACCAAAGTAAACACCTCCACGGATGTATCCCCCTTGATTGATACGTTCCTTGCGGATGTACACCTTGCCGGTGTACTCCTTGCACAGTTGTGCAACTTCACTGGGCCACATGGTCATAACAATCCCCGCCAATGTAGACGGGTGCTAACAACAAGTGAGGGTGAATCCCTCAGGGTGGGATACATAATCCCACCGGGAGAGAATCAAACTAGAGCTGGCACATACAACTGATCGTTAAATGCTCCAAGCTGTCTAAACTTGTAGTACAGATTCTTATACGCTACACGTTCATCATTGATCTTAAATGTGTAGCGAAGTTGCCCACCGATAGTCTTACTTACTGTGCATGATAAGCACAACTCACCGTTACGCTTGCCATTAAGATCATACGTTGCCATGTAGTGCTTGCACACTCCAGGCAATCTATAATCAACAATTCCGTTGCGTTGTTCGTAATTTTCTAACGCAAGTTGCTCAGTCAACTTAACAGCGTTGAGATAATCGTTGCAGTTCATGAGATTAAGTTGCGCTGGGTTAGTTATAGATCAGCGGGGAAGTTTGGCCGCTTGCTTACGCTGAAGGCCCGCAGCTTTACGTGCAATGGCTTCGATTTGCTTGGCAGTCATGATAAATCACCTGTTAATGCAAAGTGGATTTGTGAGGGTGAATCCCTCAGGCAAGATGTATGAAACATCCTGCGGGAGAGAATCATACAGTGAGCCTCACTGTTACTTAACAACTAGACCAACGTGTTAGCGTCTTGCAAACATTATGGGGCGACACTTACATCTCATGGATGTAATGTTCCATGCCCTAGTTATCTGTGCGGGGCTACAGATGGCGTTGTACAGTAACAGTGAAGATCACTGTAGGCAGACTAGATACAGTTGGAAGGATAGCGTCAGGATCATTATTGATCCTCACTAGATCTAAGTTTGATCCGGTCTGCTGACAGCGTACGTTTAATCAGGCCCCCCATAAAGAGTAAGCCTGACAGCATTTGTGAAACATAATCAGCGCACAGATTAGATACAGATCACACAATAACCTAGGCTTAGTTACATTGTCTCGCCATCGTGAGACTACCGCTCAGTGGGGAACAATGCAGACCGGCGTGGTTACAATAACCAAACCAGTTAGCTATAGGTACAGTGTGACACTGTAACTAACCTGCACGCTGACAATGTAGATACATTGTGCCTGCAACTTAGGTAAGCTAAGAGTGTTTATCCAATACGTTAGAACGTAAGGCCTACTCAATTCGGCTACATTGTCCTAACTTACCTGTAGATTATGAGAGAATAATTGCGGCAGGTTTCGTACATCACCTCACGGCTTTCCTACTACGCGCACAACTATTCTGTTGTCAAGGTTCGTCAACCTTTCAACCCTTAAAGTCTGCCGCTCACGTTCAACCAAACCGCGCGGCCTTTGCTTACTGATCGGCAGCCCGTATGGGTTGCTTACGTTCGGCGGCTCGCGTGGTGGGCCGTTCGGCCTGACGCAGACTTCTCAGGTTTTCAAGGTTCAACCGATCCCTGATGGATCAGTGAACCCATATTGGGGGTGGGGGTGCCCCCCATCAACGAACCTTGTGCCGGTCTCTCGATTGGCACACTCCACCGGGTCTGGGGCAAGGGCAGGGAAGGAACTGCGCACACGCACACGCACCCGCGTATGTAACGCGCACACACGCACACATGCGGGCACACGCACGCACACACGCACGCGCCCACGCGCACGCACGCGTTTATAAATAACTCAGGCACCACCCCCATAGTGTGATACAACAGATACGTTGTTGTAGCTAACTCACAAAGTATAAAGAATAGCTAACTGGTTTGTATAAGCTTATGCTTACGATTACGATTGCACTCCGGTTGTTATAGCTCACCGCAATCGGCCTTTTTTTTATACGCGCGCGTTTCACGTCGGGGGCGGCGAGAAGGTTTTTGGTAGCGAGCGGGTAAAACGGGGTCAAAATCTCTGGTATCAGCATAGTAACAGGGGCGCAAATGCGCAAAACGCCGCGTGGCTACTGCCAAATGCGCCTTTCAAGTCTTTACGGGGCGCTGTTTTTTGTGTGCGTATGGTGACTTAGGCGCCTAGAAAAAAATTTCGGCGCGGAAATGCTGCCTAGAATATTTTTAGTCTTCTATGAGCCCTATGACTGGCACTAAAGAGGAGCGTATTCGCAAGCTTGAGGCGGCTCTTGCCGTTGCTGAGCGGGTCAAAAACGGGTTTTTGGCGGCAAACCTGCGGGAAGCGTTGCGTGATGCGCTACGCGAGGTCTGACTAACTTCTAATTTGCTCCTAATTTGACTCAAATTAGGAGTTCGCTAGGTCGATTAGACTGACAGCAAGGGTTTTTTAGGGGATTTGCCGCGTGGCGTTAGGGCAAGAGGCGGATCAGTCGCTGGCGGACGTGCGGTTTGGCGACATTGTGCGGGCTTACGGTCCTGAAGCCTCGCTTGGGCCTTTTCTTGAGGAGTTTGCGGACGCTCCAGACGATCCTTTTGTCGCCACGTCCGCTGCCAAAGTGTTTCTGAAACAGTATTTGAACGAGCTTGGGGACGTTCCGTCTTTTCGGTAAGCTGTTCGTCTCACTGCAGCCTGCTCGTCGCGTCCTGTGCGCGATTTGTTTAGCTACAGTTGTGCGCTCGTGGCCGAATGGATTAGGCAGCATCCTTCTAAGATGCCTCATGGGGGTTCGAATCCCTCCGAGCGTGTTTAAAACATAGGAAAACCGCCCTTTCGAGCGGCTGTTTTCTTTTAGTTCATCGCGTTAAGCGTAAAGTAGATCTCATCTGGGAAGTTCGAGAAGAATTTAAGGGTTGCGGGACATAGCCAGCCTTTTTCGGTTGCATTGCCCTCAGAATTAAGCTCGTACCACGCGCCTCCGTGCTCCTCTTCTATTTTTGTAAGTCGAGTTGAGCAAGTAGGAAACTGTCGCTCGCTAAAAGTAATAGCATAGGTTGTTTTGTTTTTTTGGTCTTCGATATTTTCTATTAGTTTGTCGATCATTTCTGGGATCCCTAAGACGAAGGGTTCGTGCAGCAGCCCCCGTGCCTCGTCTGTGAAGCACCACGTCCCCGCGTGGCGGTAAATTTCGATGGTCATCATGCTGTTGGACATTTGATGTGTGTAGGGCTTCTACAGTGTACCACGTAGTACGGCGTTCTTAAGTCGTTTTTGGCGGGTTTCCGTATACTAGATAAAGATACATAGGTCCGATGCCTCAGCAATTTAATACCGATAATCTGAGGAAGGCTCTAGATCAGTATGCTGAATACGATCGTAATAATTATTATGAGTATGATGATGCACGAGAGGCTCTTATAGATCGTGCTGTTCAGAACAGATTATTAAATGAATACATAGAAAATGAAATAAGATATGAAAGAGAAAACGACCCTGCTTACTATGATGATCCTGATTTTGATCCTGACGGACCTATTGAACAGTATGAGATAGATGAGTACGCCAGACGTTTGGGTGTAAATGATTTACCTAATGAAGTTCCGTATTCCTCTACTGTTAACGTAGATCCAGATTACGAAGATCTTAATGTTTATAATTTAGTTAATGAGAACCCTAAAGCTAGAGAATTTTTTACAAGCAATAGAGTTCAATTTGATCCTACGGAGCGTACTGAAGTAGGTGATCGGTTCTTAAGAGCACTGCGAGCCGGTGCGTTTACTCCAGAGCAGATCAATAATCTAGCGAACATACGGGCTATTGGGACTTCCTATGCTTTAGAAGATATTTCCGATGAGTCAACTGCATTCGAGGTTGCGAACTTTGTTAATCGTGCTGCCACTGGGCGTGATGTGGCTCCATTAGAGCCTATTTATGAAAATACTGCTGAAACGATTAACACAGTAGCTGACTTAAGTTCAATAGAACGAGCTTTACGACAGTATTCTTATGACCTGCGTGATACTAGAGAACGTTTAGGGAGGCTTCAGGCTGCTGGATCTACCCCTGTTTCAGGCAGTCCAGAACCTTTAGCTCAGCGTGGGCAACCGCAACAGCTTTCTCTTTCTGTTGAGTCGGACCCTACACAAGGTCGTTTAGCTTCGCTAACCACGGGTTTTGAGTCGTTACCGACTTCTTTTAATACAGTCTCTGATCTAACTGAAGCTAGAAATCGTTTACAGAATATTCAGCGAGATCTCAGTGGTCTTATAGGCATAAGGAACGACTCTTCTGACAGAGCCCGTGACTTTATTCAATCCTCTGTTTTGCCTTCCGTAAGAGACGCTTTAGGTGATGCTGCCACTGACAGAGCTGTATATAACGCATATAGGAACATGATGAATGAGCGTCGCGAAGCTGCGGATAGAGACCGTGATGCGAATGCGCCTAGAGCGAGAAGGAGACCTTACGATGCCTCCGCGCCTATGCCTGTGTTAGGGCGCAGTTCCGAGGGGATGGCACCTATTACTGGCCTCAACGAAGAACTCCAGCGCGGGCGGATAGAGGAAGTTCGGCAAGCTGTTGCTCAGTTTCCTGAAGTTGAGCGTTTGCTGCGTGCATCCTTAAAGGATCCAGAAAGATCTCCGATTCGAGGTGCTGCGGCTAAACCGTACCTGGCTTACGCAGATACCCAACAGGTTATATCGATGCCTGAGGAAAGAGTACAACTGTATGAAACTCTGCTTGAAACTGAACCTGAGTTTGTTGCGGACCCTGCAGGAGGGCTAAACGTAGTTCAAGATATTGAAACGTTGTATACTAGCGGGAATCCAGAGTTGCAACAGCGAACATTTGAAACTTTAGATTCTTATGGATTTGGTGATCGTTTGCGTGAAATTTCTGTCCCTGCTACGTCCACCACAAGACCTATCGTTGGTGGCGGTGGTTATGTAGGAGGTTTTAAAGAAACGGATGAATCTCGTGCGTTACGGGGGAAAATAAACGCACGCGCCCAAGCTTTAGAAGCTGCGATGTCGGGTAACGAGGATATTCTTCGTTCTGCTTATCCTGGGTTCTTTGACAGACCTTCGGTTTCACGGAAGTTAGAAGTTGTCTACGACCCAGATACTGATACCGTGCGTCCTGCCGGTCCTGGGGACACTAATACCTACGGTATTGCAGTGAGCACAGGTAATCCTAGATTGAATCCTACTGAAGCAGTTTATGCTTTAGGTAATAACACTGTATCAGCTAACGCTCTGAGGTTCTTTGCAGACAATCCTGTTTTAGGTTCAACTAGTGTTTCTTTTACGACTAGAACTCCGTCTGAAGGGTATAGCTATGAACCTAAAGATTTACCGTCTGCAGTTAGTGACGCCTTCGGTCGGTTCGCCCAACGCACGGCCTTACAAGGTCTGCCCCCCGGCACTCTAGTCTCCAACAGCCCTTTAAGCTCTGAAGACTTACTTAGATCGAAGCGAAGAGAAGGCAAAACTGCGGATACCAGTTCTACTGTTCGAAAGCTAGAAGCGTTTGAAAGCGCTGGACAGCCTCTGCCGAATCTACGAGCTGCTGCGTATACAACAGCCGGTTTTGGACCTTATACCGGAGGGTCTCAATACGCTTACATTGATGCAGAAGGCAAAGTCGTTCCTGTACAGCTTGAAAGATCTGGGGGCGGTTTTTCTGATGCACTGCGTTTTAACCCTTATTCCAATGAGATTGAAGTCGGAAGAGGACGTTTGCCTTTAACAACTAAGGCTTACTACTCTACCGATCCCGTCACTGCAGCCACGCGGGGCTTAGCCGAGCTGGGGCGTGGTATTCGACGTACTCCGGCGGCTTTAGCTCCTGGTGCTGCCGATCTTATCCCTAGTCCCGAAGCCATTCAAACCGGATATAGAGAGGGGGCTTTGCCCATGGTACGTCAAATGGGTACTGAGTTTGTGCAGAGTCTTCCTGCTGCTGCAGCTTCTGCCGCTGTTTTAGCCACGCCGGTCGCTGCTCCTTTAGCTCCTGGTATCGGCGCTGGTATGGTTGGGGTCGCTGGCACTCGCGCTTTGAATGAGGTTGTAAGGCAGCAGACTGGTGAAGGCGTTGTGCCGAAATTGCGCCAAGTCATTGGTACTGCACCTCGAACCGGCGTGGCTTCTCCACAACGTCGTGGTCCCGCTGTCACCCCACAAATCCGTCCGTTGAACCAAGCGCAGCGTGCTGAAATGCAACGTCGGCAGAATCGCAACGAGCTACAAAAACGTATGGATCTGGCTCGTGAGCGGTTTAACCCCCTGCGCGGTGAGTTTGGTGTGACTGAGCTGCTGTTTGGTCGTTGATCTGACTTTGTACGGATACAGGAAAGCCGCCCTTTCGAGCGGCCCTCCGAGAAGTTGTGGGAACTTCACGCAGAATCTTAGCGTCAAACCATCTCGATGTGGGAGATGACGTAGCCTTCTGCTAGTAGTTGCTTTTTTCGCTTAGTTAACTCTTTCTCTGGTACGTCGATCAGTTGGAAGATGCCAGAGCGATAGGCGTGGATCCGAGCCAGCTTGATCATGAGCCTTTCTGTGACAGCTCATTCTATTGCTAGACTGATCTTTAGAGACGGTAAGCAGCCGTGGATGAATACGAAGGTTTAACTCCTGCTGAGTATGAGGCTGACCGTTTGCGGGCTAAACAGATTCGCTTTCAGGATCTGCCTGTACAAATACAACGTAATATCTTAAGACTTAGAGAGCCTGGTGCTTTTAGAGAGATATTTAAAGGGGCTAGCAACAACGGGGAGTCTGGCGAGTTTTCAAATCGTTATATGGCTGATATGCAGCAAAATTTGCGTTCTCCTGAGCCTCCTGTGCGTAAGGCGGCTACCGGTTTGATGGAGGAGTATATCGCTCAACTTGCTCCGCAGAACGTTCGTAATGTAACGGCGCCTAGCACTATGCCGTACATCAAAACTCCTTCCGAGAAAAGAGCTGATGAAATGCTGATGCAGCGTTTAGGGAATCAGCTTTCACCAAATGACATGAGATTCTTCTTAGAAGGTAACTACGGTTACTCTGGAGTGTAGTTAGCTCTTAATACACCAGAGCTGCCAGCCGGTACAAAAAGCCTTTTCGAGACAATCTAGGGCGTTCAGTGCACCATCTGCACCACTTCGAACGTCCTCGTGGCCATAATCGTCAATGATGACGGCCCCACCACGCCGAACGTGGGGTACGTACAGGGCGATGTCGCGACAAACGGCGGTCGGAGTGTGCTCCCCGTCGATGTACAGGATGTCAATCTCCTGGTTTTGCTCCTGAAGGGTGCGAGCAAAGTCGGGATATAGGTCCCACGAGGCGCCTTTCAGTACTGTAACTTTGCCAGGATGCTTACTTTTGGCGATATTTGACTTGGCTGTGTACTCAATTTGATCCAGCGTGGGGAAATTTTCTCGTGCCTGCTGGTATTCGATGTTTCCTAGGAAGGGATCGATGCAGTACAGGCGGCTGTCGGGGTGCTCCATCCAGTTATCGGACCACCAGCACGATGATGCGCCTTCGTAGACGCCGATTTCAACGATGATTCGCTTTTCGTCGGGTTTGAAGTGCAGTTTTTCGGCTGTAGGTTCTTGGGATACCTTGTAATACGCCCCTGTGAGCTGCTCGTACCAGTTGTGGGCAATCTGATATTTCTGATCGAGAAGCAGTTGCACGTTTTTCTGGGTCTGTGTCCGTATACTACCAGTGTTCTGTTGGTCTGGATTGATGCCCCGCCCGTTGTTCTACGTGATTCAGGAGGAACTGGATCTGTATGGGAGCATGTGGCCGCCTAAGTTGTCTATGTTATTGGAGCTGATTGCGGATAAGGTTGAGAAACGAGGTGACAAAGGGTGGGACTTGGATCCGGGTGAGACTGCCGAGTGGTTGCGAGAAGAAGCCAGACTGGCACGCGAGGTTGATTAGTTAGCTATTTCAATGTGCGGTTAATCACGTCATGACGGCAGCCGTGGTATATACTGAGGCACGATGCCGGGCTAGCTCAGCGGTAGAGCAGCGCTTTTGTAAAGCGAAGGTCAGCGGTTCAAATCCGTTGTTCGGCTTGTCTTGGGTGATACCACGGGTGCTGGGTTTGTATGGTTTAATCTGTTGTAGCTGTTACTGGGCCTAGGTTTGTATCAGTTGGAAACAGTGTGCCCTACATGCGGCAACGGGTTTGTGCTCCGTGGCACTAGACTGCGAGAGTGGTTCAAGTCAGTTAAAGCAAAACCAGATAAAAAAGGACCATACTGCTGTTATACGTGTTCTGCAAAAGCCAATTTGATCCATGCTCAGCAAAAAAGATCTACAAAAAGTCGGGCTAAAGCCGCCGAAGTCACACAGAGTTGAGTTACTTGAGCAACTGGAGTTATTTAAAGATTTTGTTTTTAAACATGAGTCCATGATGAGCGCGGACCTTAATAAGCGTGAAATGCTGCAGAGACTAAGGAACGCATGTTATGTGTGCTGTAACTGCGGTATAGCGTTTAGTGAACCATATCAACACTCGGCTGCCGTATTTGCGACGTTCCATCAAGGAGCATGTGATGTGTGTGAAGGGGTGGCTGCTGTAACTTCTGTGCGTGACTTTGGGTATATGTTGTACGGAATTAAGACAATTGAGGGTGCTCTGATTGATGAAATGAACAGCGTGGCCCGACAAGTGCCTAAACCGAGCGTGTCGGAGAAGCTTGTTGGGAATTTTATGGATCTGTGTGACAAGAAGGGGGTTTGAGTCGTGCGGGATTTTGCGGCGAAGTTGGCCACGGAACTGCGATCGGTTTTGCGCTATGTTCCTGAGCGCCATGGTGAACCTGCGTTTAGGGTGTTAAAGGAATACGAGTTGTCAGGTGAGGTGGATTCTACGGAGGCACGGGTGTGTGCAAACTGTCGGTTTGCGTCGCAGATGGGTAGCTACCCCAGATACTTAAAGTGTCGATTTAGTCCGCCTGCGGTTGTACCCACGCCAAACGGAAGGGTCGATACAGCGTGGCCGACTGTGGAGCGTGACGACTGGTGTTCTAAATGGTTGCCGCATGTATCTCAGTCCGATTAGAATTAGGGTCGACATTACATAGTTATCATGCCTGTTTCTGCTGCAGTTATACTGCCCATTATTACAGCTGCGCTTAACTGGGATGCACTAGATACCACTCAGCGTAATTACTCTACTTTTAGCCTGGACACGAACAGAGCTGGTTCTATTGTCAAGATCTCTACAAACAATCCTGGGAGCCACCTGTCAGGGTTATCAATGACTGTTACTCAGTCGCGGCAACGTACTGCTTTGCGGACTGCTGGGGATACTAAGAGTATTGTGTTAGGTTTTTATCTTGATCGAGGTATCTTTACCCGCTGGCGTTTCCGTGGCTCTACTGGGGCTGATTCGCTTACGTTCGGGCCGCAGGGGCACATTATTAGTAAGCAGAGCGGAGGAGTGGTTGACTTCCGCAACGATACCGCGCCTGACAAATTTACATTTATGAATCGTATCGATGTGGCGAAGTGCTCTGAAAAGCACGGTTTTCAATGCCACCCACTAAACCATTTACAACGTGTGTTGATTAAGAACTTCGGTCGTGAAGATACGATTGATTTACAAGGTCGTGTGTATAGATATAGCGATGTGCGTGGGGGCTTGCTGCCGAGCGTACCTGCAGATCGTCTTCGGGTTGAGCTGATTCCGTAAGTTTGTTTCAGAATATGTCGTGAGTCACAGCGTTGCGCTGAGGTTGTTATTGTTACGTCGAGCGCGTCTAGCAATCTGGTGAATGCAGTGAACTCATAATTCACCTTAGGTGGGTTCAATTCCCACGACGCGCACCTGCCCTGGTGATGGAATTGGTAGACATAACGGACTTAAAATCCGTAGATCGCAGATCGTGCGGGTTCGAGTCCCGCTCAGGGCACCTTCACTAATTCAATGGAATCAGCTACTTTTCGTTGTCCCGGTTGCCACAGCCAGAACACCTTGAATACGATCGAAAGCCGTAAGGTTGACTTTTATGTGCGCAGGCGCAAAAAGTGCTCTGTGTGCGATAAACGGGTTACTACTTACGAGTTACCATCTGAGCAATTTGAAGATCTCAAAAACTCCCAGATGGTTTTAAATAATTTGAAGAAGGTTTTAGAAGCCGGTGGTTTATCTACTGTAACTTCCCGCAAACCCAATTGCGCCTTGTGTATTTACATGGATGAGTTTGAGGGTTGCACTATGGGGTTCCCTGAGGCAGGAGGTTCGTTTGCGGAAGAGTGCAACCTTTATAAAGAGCTGGTTTGAGCGTTAAGTCGCTCGCGGCGAAGCATTTCCCGGTAAGCCAAAGCTGGATTTGCAGCGGCCCATTCGCGAAGGTTTTCCTCAGCCACCGTGGCCATAGGCTCGGCTTGATTTAACCGGCGAATCATTTCTTGGGCTCCGAGTAGTTCGCCGATCCTCTTTTGTTGAGCGTATGTTTCTGCTAACGGGGATGTTGCTTGAACTTGAGCCGCACCTGGATCCACTGTGGCTGCAGGTAGGCTGGGTGCCGCTGGCGTCGCTGGTGTCGCTGCAGCTTGTCTCGGTGAAGGAGGCGCGACGTATCCCCGCGTGGCTTCTCTGGGTACTGGCGTTCGATAAGCGGGAGCTGCTGGTGCGGCGAGTTGAAGGTCGGCAGGGCTCGGGGCAGGCAGAGGTTGATTTTGTCGCTGTTGCTGCTTCCGTTTGTTTTCTTCGTACTCTTTACGAATCTGTGCCATGGTTTGATCTTCTGTCGATCCAACCGGAGTGGGTTTTAAAATTGCATATCCAGCTAGTCTCTGAAGCGGGCCTCCAAAAGGAAGCGATGAAAACACGTAAAAATCCGTAAGTTCTCCGCCTTGTTTTCTTGGAAGTTGTGAAGCTATCTTTTCAACTACGGGATCCACTAACAGATTGAGTCCTGCAGCTCTAACTGAGCCCTTCAGTCCTACTGGTTCTGCCGAAGACAGTGGATTTATTACCGACCTTACTGAGGGCGGTATTCGTCTATATTGCTCTACTACGGGACGGACAACAGGAGCGTTATAGACTGACCGTATAATTGGTTGTATTTGTCGTTGCACTTGACCCGCCATGCGCGGGATGTTTTGTATAGCTCGTTGTGCTCGGGCGCCTTGCTGTTGCAGAAACTGAAGTGGGTTCCACGGGGCCATTACAAGTTTCTGCGTGGCTGGTACTCTATTGTCGATTCTACTTCTAATTTGTTTTGACGACTCCGTACAAGTGGGATGTCAGATTTTTATCTGCGGCAAAACATATAGCTGAGTGGAGCAAGGACCCGTCTACGCAAGTTGGTGCGGTTGCTGTGCGCGATCGAAGGATTTTAGGTACGGGGTATAACGGGTTTCCTTATGGTATTATGGATTTATCCACGCGGCTTGAGGATCGAGCTGAAAAGCTACTACGCACAGTGCACGCTGAAGCAAATATTGTTGCCCAGGCGGCGCGTAACGGTGTGTGCTTAGAACACGCAACTGTGTATGTATGGCCTTTTATGCCTTGCAACGCGTGCTGTACGTTGCTGATTCAAACTGGAATAGACCGCGTGGTGTTTCCTGACATCGAAATCCCTGAGCGCTGGTTAAAGAGTTTTGCGATGTCAAATGAAATGTTTCGTGAAGCTGGAGTTAGGTTGACCTTAATAGATCATCACCTTGTCTAGCGATAAACATATTATAAAAAGGTTTAACTACAGAAATTTGGTAGTACATATCAGTGAGATATTTAAATAACTGCTCTTTGGAGTGCTTGTACCATTTGTGCCCGTTTGCTTCAAAAATAATCGGGGGGTACTGATTTCGTTTTAAGGTATGCGCAGCCCCTTGTAGCACCGCATATTCACTACCTTCGACATCTAACTTGATTAAACCTACATTTTCGAGGTCGTAATTATCGAGTGCTTTGGTTTGGACTTCTTCTTTGTGTTTAACTTGTTCGGGCGTTTTTTCCAGCGTGGATCCTCCCCCGTCATCCGACACAACTGACAGCTCTCGGATGTCATTTGCGTTTGCTTTATCTGTAAGTGCTGCACGGATTGGTGTTATATTTTCTTTCTCGTTTATGAAGATGTTGCCGCAGAGCTGCATGTAGGTCCGTCTTTGAGGCTCGAAAGCCAGAACGGATTTGAATTGATCGGCGAGCAGGATGGAGTACACGCCCATGTGGGCGCCACCGTCGATGAAATTAGAATTTGGCCGAGCTATAGATTTAGCGTAGTTAACTAAGGCAATTTCAGGGATGCCGACGCTGAACATCTGACAGCGGCCAGATTCGTCGTCGTGCATGAGGAACGCAGGGTCAGGCACCCGTTGGATCAGCGGTTCGCGTGGCCCCCAGAGGAATGTGGTCACTTAACTTTGATTAGGTGGTAGCATAGTAGCAGGTTTTAAGCGGGTTTCTGACACTCGGTTCGTATGGCAATACCTGTTATCGGCACTGGGGTTGTTAACGCGCCTCATTGGGTTTATAGACTGTTCTACAGTATTGATTACCCTGTTGACACTTTTGTTGTATTTAACAACAACGGGCGCGATCAGATTACTAAGGAGTTGGATCTGTTGACTCAGATTCCTCATAAATACGTCCGCGAGGTTAAGGTGTGCCACCTTCCTCACAACATCGGGTGTAGTGGGTATTGGAATCTATTAATAAAGTGCTATATGATGAGCCCCTATTGGGTTATCGTGAACCATGATATTATGTTTACACCGGGTTGTCTAGAGCGCATGGTAAGCCACGCCGCTGATGCGGAAACAGGTATTGTCCACGGGGAGGATGGGAGTTGGGACGTTTTTCTGATCAAGGATTGGGTGGTGCAGCAGTTTGGTTTATTTGATGAGAATTTAGCTCCTGCGTATTGTGAAGATATGGATTATGGAATGCGTTTTAAACACAAGGAATTAAAGCGCTGTAAGTCTATTGGTTTGCCGTATTTTCATGGCGAGACTTCGGGAGACTATGCGGACGGCTCGCAAACGTGGCGCTCGGAGCCTGAGTTGGCGGAAAAAATTCACCTGTCCCATGAGCTGAACAAACAGTACCTTCACGCCAAGTGGAGCCCAGCGTGGCAACATCATGTCGATGGGGAGGTGTACCAAACTCCGTTCAACAACCCGGCTATTCCTCTTGATTTCACTACGTACGATCTACATTTTGTACGCTCTAAGAATCTGGGTTTTTGATTGGGCGCTAGTAAACTGAGTTAGCGGGTTTTTAGGTTGTGCCTTACTATTCCTCACATACTTCGCGTAAGCGGCTTGTAAATTCCCTCAAGACGATTCTTGATTCGCGGAATATCTCGTCGTTTAAGCTGAGCCGTATTGGGGCGCTTTCACCTACTACTACGCGGCGCATTTATACAGACCCTGAGTATATACCGTCGCCGGATGTTCTTGAGCAGATTTGTTTAGTTTTAAATGTCGAACCTGGCGATATTTTGAAGATCTCGTCTAATATGGAATCACAGATAGCGGTATGCTCCGGTGTTTAGTCCCGCCGATTACGAACTAGCTGCCCGAGTTACGGGACTGCCGGTGCCTAAAACAGCGGCTGAAAAAGCTGCGGCGACCCCCGTAGTAGCTCAGGTGTTGCGTGAGTATTCGCGGGCTCTCCCTCCGATGCCTGGTTTTGAAGATGAGGGGGTGATGAATACTTCCGCCACACGGTCTTTGAACCGACAGCCGGATGTTTCGCAGCCTGAAGCTAAGAACCAGTTAGAGCGCAGATTGCGGGCTGGCGTCACCGATCCCGACGACGTGGCTGAGGTGATGGAGTTAGTAGATATGCTCACAAACGACCCGTCTTTGATCGATGAGCTGTTACAGATTCTTACTACTATTCAGACTCAGGATGATGCGTCTGGTGATTTCTTGAGTCAGCAGCAGCCTTTGGAATATGACACACCCGGCTACGGTGGTCAGTATTCCGTGCTGAACGCACCCAGCTCCAGCCAAATTCCTCCGTCCATGCGGTATCAACCTCTTAGCTGATATGGATAGACGACAGCAACTTTTTGATAGGGACGTGCGAAAAGAGTCGGAACCGCTTGATCCGGTTTCGTTTCTTGATATGTACGTTCAATCTAATTTTCCTCAAACGTCTCCTATGCCGTCCGAGGAGCAAAAACAGACTGGAGTTATGCCTTCAATAGAGGAAAACGGGCTAAACTTTAAGAAGGCTAAGAAGTTCTCTTCTGGTACTTCTTACGATCGTCCGCAATTGAGTTAATGGCTGCTCCTGCTGTTGCTGCTGCCGCTGCCCCTGCTGTCGCTGCTGCGGCTCCTGCTGTAGTTAAGGGTGCTGCGGGCGCGGGTATAGCTGCTGGCGCTGCTGAATTATTGCGTGAGTTTGTAGCCGGTCTGTTAGGTGCAGGCGTGGTTAACGCCATGAACCCTCCTGCAATCCCTAGTGCCGGAACGGATGCTTCGGGCAAGTATTTTATCGGACCCGAAACAGACCTCAGGTTGATTCCTGATTATCAAGCTCGTTTACTGCAAAACCGCATCTTCAATGCTCTTGGTTTCAACTTACCGGAACCTAGAACCCCTGAAGAAATTACTGGCGGTATTGAAGCACGCCAGATCAGAATGGCGCAGGACTTGACTGAACGCGAGATTCAAAAACTCAGGGAAAGCAAAGCTTTCGATCTCGCTGCGGCCCAACTTCTGCGGGATGCTGAGATCCGAAAAGCTGAGCTTGAAGCTGTGGCGGGCTTGCGTCGTCAGGAAGTTCAGAGCGCTGGCGATGTTCGCGGTCGTGAGTTAGAGAGTCTCGGACGTACTCAAGCAGAGCGCCTCCGTAGTTCGTACGGTATGGCGTCTGACGTGCTTCAGAATACGATTGAAAACGTTCTGAGGTCTGGGGTCATTAATGACCGCACGGCTCAAGTAGAGTTAGCAAAGATTCAGTGAGGTAGTTTAATGTCACCTTTTCCCCAGTTTCTTGACATTACTCCTGTCGGACTTCCCCTTCGTTTAGGGCAGTCCGCTCTGGATCTGACTCCGTTCGGAGCGCCGTTTAGAGTCGCCGGCCAAGTCTTCGATTATTTTGAAGATAAAGAGAAAGCTGGGATGAAAAAGATAATTGATGATAAGCCCCATATTTACGATCCTAAAACAAATACGTTCGTACCCGATACCAGTACCCCTGAAGCCGCAGCAGCTTGGCGGAAGAGAGGAACTAAGTCCACGCTTGGTAAAAAACCCGTGGTTTGGGATGACGTAACTAAAGATTGGATTCCTGATTTTTCAGTTCAACCTACTACTTCTGCCGGTGCTGGTGCTCCTCCTGCGCCCCCTGTTGATTTAGGCGCTCCTCCGGCGGCTCCTGTTCTTCCTGAACCTTTGGCGAAACCCCCGAGCACCGATTTCGGTGCTAGTAAGGATTCGCCTTTAAAGGGACAAAAGCCTGACTTTAATCTTCAGGATCTTCTGGCGTTCTCGGAGCGTTTGATTCGGAATTATCAAATCCCGATGCGTGAAGCGGAGAGTCAGCGTGAGATTCAACGCAGCATTGTCACCGCAGCTCTAAGAGACCGTGGGCTTGAAGAATTATCTCGCCGTCAGAGAGAGACTGAGAACATTAGGGCTTGGCGAGATCTGCAAGTGGCTCGGGAACAAGCTCGCGCTGCGCAAGCTATTTCTCTGGCTACCACGGCGTACATTGCTGGCCAACCTAATGCGAATGTTATAGACGCCATGAATAGAGGTATGGAAGCTGGAATGAAGCAAGTGACTATTCAAGCACCTAACGTTCCTGCTGGTCGTAATCTCTTCGGATAATGGTTTTTGATCCTATTAGTGCTATCGGTGCTTTTGGATCCCTTGCGGGGGGTGCAGGATCTCTTATTGGCGCCCTTGGTGGCGGGGGTGGGGCTCCTGCTGGAGACTATGCTTCCCTTTACGCTGCTCAGTTATCTCCCGGTAACGTTGCGCTCACTACGGCAGCGCAGCAACTTGCAGCTCTGACTGGACCGTATCTGCAGTCTCTAAATACTAATACCGCACTGCAAGCTTCCCAGGCTTTAGGTCAATTTAATCAAGCTGCGTATAAAGATCAAACAAACACTGATCTTCTCGCAGGCGTGGCGGGCGCTCTCCAGTCTTCTCTGATCGGTAATCAGGATCTTGCTGCTAAATACAAAACCGCAACTGAATTCCTTGGTCCTTCTACAGCGGCTAACCTGACGAATCTGTTTGGCCAGTCCGCAGCCGCAATGCAGCAAGAAGTGCTCAAGGGCGAGTCCAGTGCAATGAATACTATTACGGCTGGTCAAGTGCAGCAGGGCCTCAACGCTGCTAACTTACGGAACCAGACCGTAGCGCGATTAGCTGATACAAATATGGACATACGTAAACAGCAGGAACAAACGAAAAACCAGTTAGCTTTGCAGCGTGGGCAGGTAGAAGGTCAGTTGGCTCTCAAGCGGTTCGGGGCTGGCATGGCAATGGCCGGTGCTAGGGCGTTCGCATGATCTCACAAGCAATCGGGAATTCCAAGACTGTTGCGGACTGGCTGGCGTCTTTAGATAGCTCCAACAAAGACGCGTTTGTTCACTATGCAAAAAATGCAGTTAGTGACATCGAAGCGTATCTGTACGCCAGGTTTTTAAAGCCGAGATACGACGGCAGCATCAGCGATCTAACCGCGTGGATTCAAGAGAAGTACCCCAAGAGTGACTTGCGAAAAGTCTTGCTTATCGAGATTGACGAGCTGCAAGACGATATTCGTAAAGTTAGAGATATGACCGTGACGGGGATGCTAGATCACGCCACGGCGGCAACTAAGATTTCAGCGCTCCAGAAAGAACTGCGGTCACACATTCAATCGGTTCGCGCCATGTCTGATGGCATGGACCGCCGTGGTTTGTTACTGGCTGGCGCCGATCGTTGTTTGCGCGAGCTGAACCAGACCTTTGATTCGCAGCCGACGATTCAAACGTTGCTCGAAGATGCCGCGATGCTGGTCTGGTCTGTGCTCGAACGGGAAGAGAAAAGTTAGTCGATTGGTTGCAGTCGTTTAACGATGTTCTCCAGCGGGGTTCTGAAGATCCCCATGAAGGCATCGTTGACTCCCAGTGACATAACTAGCTCTGTGTTTTCAACGTAGGCACCAAACGGCAGAATCACTGCGGGCTGGAATGACACAATGTTGCCGCCCACGTCGGTCCAAGAAATCAGACGATCGTGCAGAGATCCAGAAAACAAAGGTTTTGGATCGACATGCGTTACCTTAGTGAAGTCACGGTCGACCATGTAGGCACCCAGATGATACAGGAGATATGAAAAGCCTGTATTGTCTCGGGTCATGTGCTTCCAGTGGTAGAAGATCAGATGCCCGTAGCCTAGGTTGATGGGTGCTAGCGAGTTGAACGTTGGACATCCGCCGGTAACACGATCTAGTGCAGACGTGTCGATTTCTGTGTTTTTATCTTTTTCCGATTCGATAATTAGAGGCCGCGTGGAGTACAGGCACTTCAGCTCATCCTTGTGCGAGAAGAAGCACCAGTTCTTCTCCGGTTTGCCTACGACCCGGTTTTGACCGATCGGGGGGATTGCCGGGTACTGGGCTTCACCATCTTTGTTGATGTAGCAGACAATAACTTTGGGATGGTCAAAGAGTTTCTTGTCCCCTTTGTTGTACTTGCTCGCATAGGTCGATCCGACGAACTGGATATACAGTTCCTCGTCAGGTCCTCTGAACAGCCGTGGGTCTTCGTAGCTAAGCCTATGCGGCTTGGACCGAATCTTCTTGGCGCCCAAGATCGTTGTGTCGTTAGCTAGTTCGCCTAGATATACTTCCGTTGGCGTGTTGTTCAGGTAAAAGTAGTTATTGTCGTAGCGGAAGCAGAATGGCTCAGGTTGCGCTCGCCACGCGATCAAAGTTCGGTTGCCGTGTTTGATGATGCTGGGACTGAAGTTAGCTACAGCTTTGTCTGGCAGCCCATGTACAATTCGGGTGAATTTGCCGCCGAGTTGTTCTGCCTGTTGGTAGACGTTTGGGATTCCTTCTTCTTCCGTTCGGATTAGTTGCGCAACGCCGGAATAGGCGTGGAAGTAGCGGTTGGTTGACTGCATAATCAAACAAGAAGATCAGTAATGGCTTTAGAGAATCCCTTGGCGATGTGCTCCCAGCGATATTCTTTGCGCTGAGTCAGTGCATAGCACGCATCGGCAACCTCCTCGTAAGTTTCCTTGTTTGTGTACAGCTCATTCAGGCAGTCAACCACGCTGTCGATATTGACTAGACCGCGCACAACCCCAAGATCTTTATCCGTCACCCAGGTTGCAATTTCAGCAGTCATCCCTGCGCCGTCCCACAGATCGTGGCATACGGTGTGATTAGGGACTACCTGAGGTTTATGGCACCCGGCGTGCTCAAAGCTGACAAGGCCCCAACCTTCGCCATCGGCTGTGTTTAACCCAACGTCCGTGGCGTTATAGATCCGGTTGAGAAGTTCATCCGGCGGCGCATCTAGATAAGAAATTGAATTTGAGGTCAAGACAAGTCGGTTGAATGGGTCCAAACCGTACCGTTCCATTTCCCTTTGGAACATCGGCATGATGTCCCAACCTAGATCCTTCAGGCCCATGTGTAGATACAACATGGTATCTGGTTTATCTACGGCAAACTTGGCGAATGCCTGAACCGTCAGATCAATACGTTTTCTGGGTTGGTTTCTGTTGCCATTGAAGACAATGAATTTGTCTTTGGGGAGACCCAGGCTGTCGCGAGCTTCGTCGCGGGACATGGGTTTGAACCGCTCGCTGTCAACGCCGTGCGGCAGCACTGCCATTCGCTGCGGATTGATCTTGTGTTTCAGTAGACGCTCCGCACTACCCACGGTGAATGTCGTGGCCAGATCCCAGTGCTCGATGTTGCGGAGCATATCTGGGTAGTAGGCTTCGCTATCTGTAGGGAAGTAAGCCAGAAACTTAAAGTTGTGCTGCTCTTTCAGGAAGTGAATTTTCTCCCAAACCTGATTAAGCACCCAGATGTCATTGAGCCCGATAAATACGTCAGGTTGGACCTTAGCTACGATCTCGGGGAGCCGCTGCAGCCCAAATCGATCCGGCGCGTTCACCGTGGCTGCTGGGTAGATGTCGAACGGATACTCGTGCGGATCCCCGACTGAGTTAATCCCGATTACTGTAACGTCGTGATCTTTATGTAGGTGATCTAATACGCTGTGTGTTACTCGCCCGAAGCCGGTATTAGAGCACGCGTCTCCATACCAAAGAACTTTCGCCATTCGGCTGTAGAATCTCGATAGAGCTACTATAGCAACACTGTCAGGATATTGACATGCCGAGTCGGGAATCGTTTGCTTACCGCCGTGGGACTCAGTTTAAAGCAGTTCGTGCGCAGGAGAGCGCTCCAGTAACCGTAGATAACATCTATGCTAAAGCGGCAAACGACTTCCAGACCTTCTGTACGGTACTGGATAAACCACCCGCTAAGCACATGTTAGAGTGGCACCAGCACTTAATTACAGGTGAGTCTAATAAGTACTTGCTAGATATTGCAGGACCTAATCTTGACATTTTAAGTCCGCGAGGGCCTCTGCATCCAGACACAGAGGTTGCAACTCCCTTGGGCTGGAGGCCACTTAAAAATTTAAATATAGGAGATTTGGTTTACGGGGACGACGGTGAGCCAACAGAAGTTCTAGATGTAATGTCCTACGGTTCCACAAAGTTATTTGAGGTGACGTTTTCGGATGGAACTTCAATGGTTTGTGATGCGTCGCATCGGTTTGATGTCAGACGCATGGGGACAGACCCAAAGGGGACCTACCGTACAATGACTTTGCAGGAGATAAAAGATTTTGTTACTACTGGGATTAAAGGTAACTGGAGGACCGGGATTCAGCGCACAGTGCGCCAAGCGTTGCCGGGAGAAACACCGTGGCTAGATACAAGAGGTCACAGCAGGTATCAGGTTCCGGTCACTGCTCCTATTAATTATCCAGAAGCTGATTTGCCTCTCCACCCTTATTTAATCGGTGTTCTTCTAGGGGATGGAGGTTTAACAGATAAAACTTCTATAAACCTCACAACTATTGATACAGATATAGTTGATTTTATTAATACTATCTTGCCTGAAGATACTATTTTAGTTGAGCGGTCGTATGAATCTCGGAAGTACTCATATCAGTTTCAGACGACCCAGGGTGTAAAAAAAACTATTATAGATGGCAGAAGAGGAGGCTTTAAAAAAGAAATTTCTCTACATTTAGAGAACTTGGGTATGCGAGGTAAAGGGGCGTTAGAGAAGTCTATTCCTAAACAATATTTATATGGGTCTGTGGAGCAGCGTGAATGGCTTCTGCGCGGCCTTATGGATACGGATGGCACACGAATGTCTCGTAGCCAGCATCAAAGCGATTCTGGTCGCGGAGGGTTAGCGTTCGGTAGCTCTAGCCTACAACTTATTACAGACTTTATAGAGCTTGTACGCTCTTTAGGTGGTGTTGCGTACTTTAATAAACCATATTATCCTCATTACTTTAAAGGCAAAGAAAAGATTGTAAGTAAAAATTTAGCTTATAGATGCAGCTTTGCATTGCCTGCTGACATCAAGCCGTTTTTCTGCAAACGTAAGTCTGACGCTTATAAGGGTCCAGTATCTTCTAGATCTAATCGAGGTGTCGTTCGATCGATTATAGACATTAAACCGTGCGGGGAGAGCCCTGTAATGTGTATCCGCGTGGCTAATCCAAAAGAACGTTTCGTTATAAAAGATTATGTAGTTAGTAAAAATAGCGCCAAATCTACGGTCTTGAATTTATTTACTGCATGGATTATTGGGAGGCACACCAGCGCTCAGTTGCCTCTACAGATTATTTACGTTTCGTACAACATCAATACGGCTATACCGAAGAGTCGGATTATCAAGCAGATCATCGACTCTGTTGAGTTCAAGAAGGTATTCCCTCGTGTAAAACTCAAGACGGGGATGCAGTCAGACGTTGGCTGGTCAATTGATTTTGAGTACGCTGGTATCCCTCGCGTAGGTGATGAAGAATTTACTCTAAGAGCTGCAGGATTAAGAGGATCAATTACATCAAAAAGGGCTCACCTTGTTATTATAGATGACCCGATCAAGTCAAGTACCGACATTAAGAACCCTATTATTAGAGAAGAGATGAATAACAACTGGTCTTCTGTGATCTCTCCAATTATTTTTGAAGGTGGACGCTCTATATGTCTAGGGACGCGCTTCCACCCACTCGATATTCACAAAACTCTCTTCGTGGAGTCTAAGGGCTGGAAGCAGGTTACGCAAGAGGCTTTGACCTATGACAACCATGGTAATGCGATCAGTTACTGGCCCGAGCAGTGGTCTGTGAGCTACCTGCAACAGCAGAAGGAGCTGGACCCCGTGGCTTTTGCCTTCCAGTATCAACAGCAGCCCGTACTAACCTCTGATTTGATCGTTTCGCCTGAGTTGCTTGTCAAAGGTGAGGTAGTTACAGAGTTTGATTCGCTAGCGGTCGGCATTGACTTGTCGGCCAGCAGGAATGAAACCAGCGACTACACGGCTTTCGTGTTGGGCGGACGGCTCAAAGATATGTACTACATAATCGACGCGCACCAGTGTCGAAGTATCGGCAACTTAGAGAAGATTGATTTATTGTGTGACATGTTATTAGAGTGGGGGATTTTGGTTAAACAGGACAACATCTATGCACCTACATACTCCACGGTGACACTCGTGGTCGAATCCGTGGCGTATCAGGCGTCCTTGGCAGCGGACATCAAACGGGTCTTAATTAACGAGCGCGAATTGACGAATTTAAATATCCATGAAGTCAAAGGGTTCCGGGGCGACAAGCTGTCGCGTTTCCGAGGTACACTTGGTATCCTTGAACACAAGAAGGTGGTGTTTAACAAATATCGCAAGTTTGATGCGCTATTTGAACAGTTGATTAATGTGGGTGCTACGTCTCACGATGACTTACTGGATGCTTACACACACCTGATCACGTTCCTTCAGCGTCGCGGTAGTTTTTCGATCGAATACTGAAATGCGTTCAATCTGGGTTGCGATCACGGCGTTCCGTCCTATGGGGCGCCTCTCGGTTTTGTTGGACACTGTTTCACAGTACACTTCGTTTCCTTTTAAGGTTACTGTATGCGTTTATATTGATTACGACTCTCAGGGTGACTTAGAGTTCTTAGAGAGGTCTCTTGGTCTTTTCAAGAATCTGGATGTACAAGTTAAGGTTGCAAGCCCCGGTTACGAAGGCTGGTATTTGACTTGGGCGCATAAGACTGATTTAGCTTTAGAGATACTTAATCGACGGCATGACTTTTACATATACCAAGAAAATGATATGACACTGACTTTAGATAACTTCAACTACTGGTTGGCGTGGAATCCACGGTTGTCTGATCTGGGGTTCGAGCCCGGCTTTGTTCGGTATGAAGAGTACAACGGACTTAAAGTTCCTTTCGACAATCACTATGAATACTCGCTTATTGGCAAGACTCCTAATGTCTGGTCTGACGTAGGATTTACGGTGCCAAAAATATTAGTAGTTGATCATGAAGTTAGTGTATTTGTACAGGCAGCTAATCCGTATTATGGAGCGATGATTTTAAATCAAGCAGACGGTGAGAAATATATTCGCTCGGATAGCTACGATCCTCAGAAGAGTTACGAGCGGATTGGGATCCGAAACTGGCCTATTGCGGATCGGAGTTCTATGGGTTTGGCGTTTGAAGGCGTGCCTAATGGGTGTGAGCATCGTCGCTGCGTCCCTCTAGTCAAAAAAGATGGAAAGTATACGCTCAAACCGTCGAGTTTGATTAAACATAACGACTATAAATACGCCCCAGAGTTAAACAGAAAAGGGGTTAAAGTTATGGACTATACAGATATGTTTGTTTTACGGTGAAACTTTCACGAGGTGCAGAGTACGTAAAAGTCTGCTATATTCTCGATGGCCTCAACTGCACTCAAGTGCTCAAAAGGCCCGACGCATATCTGTTACGCAAGTATTTAGCTAAGCATGACGGAACAATCTACTGGTTCAATGCAGCCTAATGATCTGACTGGCGTTCTTGACGAGCGTGGCAGTCGGTACGGAAGTTTTCGCGGCCACGCTGAAGTGACTCAACGGCTAAAAGAAGTCTTCTGGGAGGAACTGGCAAAGAGAAATAAAAAGTTAGATGCTGATCAAATGGAAGCTCTGGAAATGATCATGCACAAAATTGGTCGGATCATAAATGGTGACGCTAATTATGATGACTCTTGGAGGGATATTGCAGGGTACGCCATGTTAGTTTGTGATCGTTTGAACGGAGTCATTCGCTAGTACAATCCTGGCGTTTAGGCTAGACTTACAGAAATAGTTTTTTGATATGGATCTTCGAGCGTTTGGTGGGGTTTATCCGTATCGAGCTGAAGTTCCGTACGCTAGCGGTTTTGGGTTTGTTCCAGATCCTACGGGAGCGAGCGGCGTTAAGTTTGCTGCGTGTAGAGCCTTGTTTATAGAAGCCAAATCCAGTGGAGCAAAAGGTTTTCTCGCTGTGCAGCTCTCTGATGCTCCAGGTCAGGTTTTGCGGGCAGATCATCTCATAGGAGACACGATTTACCCTATATCTTGTACAGCTGTCTCCAGTGGAGACGTTGAAGGCGTTTTTGTGCTCTACTGATGGCTGAGATCGCTAAAAAACGAGATCCTCAGAAGTGGGCACGGGCCAAAGCTAAGGCTCGGGCCAAACTTGGCGGCCACAGTGCGCGAGCTATGCAGCTTGCGACTAAATACTATAAAGATATGGGTGGGTCCTACGAAGGTAAAAAGTCTTCTAAGAACCGTCTGTCTAGATGGAGTGATGAAAAATGGGAAACTCGTGAAGAATACGAGAAGTCCGATAAGTGAGTTCCGTGGAGCACTCTGATTCTCTAAAGCCAAAGCTGTTTCTAGAGAAAACAGTAACGACTTTGGTTGAGAGCTGCCCCACGGCCACCGTGGACATTGAAGAGAACATCAAAAACCGAAATTGGACAATCGATAAGTTCAAATACGGTCCCTTGAACCCGGATTATCCCGATCCTGGTTTTTGGGAGGCTAAAGCAAACATGTGGAACACAGATATTGATCATGCGATGTCAGCTCGCTGCGGAAACTGTGCGGCCTTCGATCAGTCTCCGCGAGTTTTAGAGTGCATTATGGAGGGAATTAATGAAAATCGCGCTGCTCATCCCGAAGACGTAATGGAGTTAGCCGATCTTGGATACTGTCAGTTATTTAAATTCAAGTGCGCGGCTAAGCGCAGTTGCGACGCGTGGGTTCACGGAGGCCCGATTCAGTAATGGCAGATTTAGCTAGAGAAAAAGGGCGCACTGAGCGGTATTTACCCCGTGCGGCTTGGGCGCAGCTCAGCCCAGAGGAGCGTAGAGCCACAGACGAGAAGAAAAAGCAGGCCACGCGTGGTGACAAACCCGTGAATACGAGGGTTTCGAACACGGAAGCGGCGAAAGAAGCGAGACGTAAGGCTTCTTTGTACGCGGCTCGCAAGAAATCCGACTGATTTGGCCTAGAGAGCAGTTGTGTATTAGCATAGTGTCAGCTTTGAGCGGCTGATGCTTTTCGATTGCTTCCTGTATTTCAATGAAAAGGAGCTTCTTGAGCTTCGCTATGAGATTTTAAAGGACGTTGTAGACGGTTTTATCATCACAGACGCAAACAGAACGTTTAAAGGCGACCCAAAACCGTTCACTTGCGTAGAAACTCTGCGTGAGTTGGGCATTCCTGAGGACAAAGTGCAGGTTTTGCACGTTGAGCTGCCCTCTAAAGAGGATATTTTGAACCCGTGGGTGCGGGAATACGCTCAGCGAGACGCTTTGGCGGTCGGAATGCGTATGACTCCCCCCGATTCGGTGTTTTTCTTCAGTGATGTTGATGAGATTCCCCGACCGGATTCTCTTTTAGAGGCTGTAGAGCTGGCAAAACAGAGTCCAGAGCGCTGTGTTCGGCTGTCAATGCCGATGTTTTATGGTCGGGCCGATTTGCGAGTCATAAATCCTGATGGCAAGCCTGATGAAGCACCGAATAACTGGATTTGTGGCACTGTTGTACTTCATCAGCACCTAGAGCAGAGTCTTTCGCAGATTCGAATGAACGTAAACGATATTGTTGTCGGTGATTGCGATGCTGGGTGGCACTTTTCTTGGATGGGGGACGCCGAACGGTTGAAAACTAAGGTGCAGTCGTTCTCCCACTGCTATGACGACATCCCAAACTCCGTGGCTCCGGCCAACAGCAAAGAAATGCTAGATTTTATGGATTCATACAGAGCTACTGCGGGCGCTACAGATCCTTTGGGGCGTACAGATCATATTTTGATCGATTACCCGCATGAGTCTTTGCCTCCTGAGCTGTTTAGAATAGATCGAGTCAGAAGCTTCCTGCTTCCGGCTTCGAATTGACGGTAAACGGGTCTAGATCTAATGCCTGCTGACAATCTGAGCGTTCGTAGCCGCTTTAGTGAGATTCTTGAGGCTGCTCGCACTCAGGATCGCAGCAAGCAGTCAGCGACTATGGTTGTGTTGGGCCATCTGCAGCAGATGGTCCTTTTGATGCTTAAAAAGGGGCTGTTTTTCTACTGCGATCAAGATACATACGAAGCGCGGACTAAATTTTTACAGGATCTGATTGAGCTGAACCGGCTAGACATTCGTTTTCCGGCCATTATCAGGAATTTTCTGATCGACGGGTGCGGCTTGTTCTATTTCAGGCCAGATCAGAAACTTAAGTACCAGATTTACTTTTTTAATAAAGATCAGTACAGAGTTTACCATGATGTAAATGGCGCTATTGAAGAAGTCGTCATTCTGTACAGCTATAAAGTTCGTAACTCTATGCTGGGGCTTCCCAGTGAGTCTGTTGGTCAAAACAAGCGCTACGTTCGTCTGTCTTTGACAGCAGATACTGTTTCTGAGTACGAATCGAACACAGAACTGAGTTTTGACCTTGAGCCCGGTGGTCTGCTGACGCCTAAGAGTCAGAAACCAAATGCGCTTGGGTTTATTCCAGCCGTGGAGGTCTTAAATAAGCCAAACGCTAGCGGCACAGAAGGCGAGGGCGAGTTTGAGCAATTCATGGAAGCGGTCGTGCTCCATGACCAAATGATGACGAACATTGCCAAGAACATTGAGTTCTTCGGCAACCCCACGCTCGTTAGCTCGCGGCCTCGGAGTGATCTGGTCGAAGCAACTGGCTCGGATCGTAACTTTCGTCCGACTATTAGTAGTCAGAGTGGTTTCGGCGGAATCGATACTCCGTCCACGCGAGTTTCTGAGCCTTTCGGGGCCGGTAGTGCGTTCGGCGGTCTGCGGGTTCCGCGAATCATTGCCAACGTTGAGCCCTCTGACCGGGTTGGTTTCTTGACGCCTGACCCGGTGAACGGGGACATGAACCGTTATGCCCTGCTGCTGCGCGAAGAGATTCGTACAGCGCTAGGCGGCGTGGATGAGATTTCGATCTCGGCTGGCGCAACTGCAACGGAAATTAAAGGTCTGATGGGTCGGGCTCAAGCCACGGCCATGCGAAAAAACAAGAGCTTCTTGACCTACGGGTTCTGTAAACTCCTTGAGATGATTCTGTATCATCAGGAAAATGTATTCCGTCAGACGTTTGTAGAAGTTACAGGACTGAAGGCGCCGAAGCCTCCGACTGAGCAAACCCAAGAAGCGATTGCTCGGTACGAAAACCGAATAGCGAAGTTCGAGCAGGATGTCGATCGAAAGATTGCTGAGGCGCTCGAAAAGAACAAGATCCCGCGTGGCGTGTATGGTCTGCCCCCGGACGGCGATCGTACAGTTTCGTATAGATTCCAAGGTGATGTCTACGAAGATACAGCGTATGACATTAACCAAAAGTCTATTGTTGTTCGGAACTTACAAGAACTTGGTGTTGACAGCGTGGAAGCGCTGAAATTCTTGTTCCCCGATAAGACTGATTCTGAGCGGGCGGAAATGCTTAAAGGCTTTCCATTCAGAATGGTTCAGCAAACTCAGGGCGCATTCAGCCAATTTCTATTATTATTGAATCAGATGTTGCAGACGCCACATCCGCTTGCGCCGAATCAGCCGTTAGCCGCTGACCCTCGGCTCAACTTAACGGCCCTGTTATACAGGACTTTCGACCACCTTGCGCAGGAATTAACCTACTCGGGCAGCTATGAGCCAGCAGATCCCAGCTTCGATCCCGAGCCCGGTATCCCCGGCGGTAGCGGCCCCGCAGGCAGCGCCTTCGGTGGATACGGGTTCAACCAGTTACCCGCAATGGGTAGCAACTACCCAGGGGGCACCTTCGGTAGCTATGCCCCAACAGCCGTTGCCGGGAACACCGGCTATGGCCCCTTCTACCAACAACCAGTTCAGCCAGTCTCCGTCCAGCTACTCCCCGAGCAATCCGTGGGAAGCGGCAATGAGCAGCCTGGAGCGGGTGGTTTCCCAAATCTCTCCGTCCCCCAGCCCGACAGCACAGTATCCCTCGTACCAAACGGTGCCGCAGGGTACAGCACAGTACAGTCCGAATTTACAGGCCCAACCGGCGCAATATCCGGCGGCCCTGGCTCCGCAGACCTCGTACAACAACGTCTCTACAACCCCGAATTCTTATCCGACTTCTACGGCAACTCCGCAACTCAGCGCAGAAACCGCAGCCGTCGTTAATCACTTCGGTATCGAGGCTCCCGGCATCCTGAATCAGTATGCCACCACGCTCGAAGATGCTCTGATTCAACAGCAAGCTGTTCTGGAGCAAACCAGCCAGCGTGCTGCTGCTATGGAGCACATTCTGACTGATGGTGACACTCTGGCGGATTACACCAATCGTTACTTCACTGAAGTGGAGCCGATTGATGTGCAGACTGCTGACGGCTATTATGACGAAAACGGTCAGTTCTGGCCCGCTTCTCGAACCGCAACTCCTCAGCAGTACGATCAGTTTCCCGCTGTTCCCGCTAACGCTTCGGCTGCTCCCCGTGGCACCGATCCTCAAGTTCAGTGGAATGCCTTTAGCCAGGTGATGAATCAAGCCCCCGATCAGGCGTGGCGCTATCTGTCGCAAATGAGCCCCGATGCTCTGCGCAGTAAGCTCCTGTTTATGGATCAGGGCTGATAGACTGAATAGGACGAAGGAGAAGACTCACCTTAGGGTGGGTCTTTTTTTTTTGTGTAGACTTAGCTGGAGTTGGCTTAGTTACCGTGCCGTTCAAATCAGATAGTCAAAGACGCAAGTTTTACGCAATGGCCGAGCGTGGGGAAATTTCAAAAGCCAAAGTAGCTGAATACGAAAAAGAGACGAAAGGGGATCTTCCCGAACGGGTGCCTGGGGCTAAGTCTGAGGCGAAGAAAAAAGCTAAGATGTATGGTAGAAGAAAAGCATCTGAAAAAAATGCCTAATCCGCTTGGTCGTCGTCGCGTCGATACCACGCCTGTTGAGGCTAAAGAAGAGATTTCTAAATTAAAAGAGGAGCTGAATGATCTGCGTAAGCTGTATCTTCAGGATATGGCTAACGTGAGTAGTGACATGCGGGCGCTGGTTTCGCAGCTTTCCTCTCAGGCTGAAACGCCTCCTGCAGAGGAGCCTGCCGTTGTTGACGCCCCCGTTGAAGTTGTTGACCCCGTAATTGAGTGAGGCTTAAGTGCCCTACTTACCTCTACCAAACTTTAACTACGACTCTGGGCCGAGACGCATACAGTCTGGCCCAAATCACGAAGGTTATGTAGTTTTATATTCTGGGGTTGAGTCTACTGGGGCTAATGACGGTTTTGCTGTACTTGGCGCTCCTCTCAGTGGGACGTTAGCTCTTGGAGCGTGGGATTATGACTCGAACTGGCGGTACGTTCCGTCCACGCTGCCGAGTCAAAGCGGTTCGCTAAATCCGACGCCATACAACGTCAGCGGTGCGTTAGATACGTATGACGCTACGCGTATTTATACACGGGATACCGTAGCTGGAGCCCAGGCGGCGAGTGCGATCGGGCCGGAGACTGGAAAGGTCAATCCGCGTGGTGGGGCACTACAGGCTCGGTCGGATGTCACTCGGCCTGAGACCTATATGTACTTCGGGGGTGGAGCCCCGGACAATCAAGACTATTCACCGTATAACACACCGGATGCTAACAGCGCTGCTGAGGGTAAAACCGGCGGCGGGGTTACTCACAGATCGTTTGAGAGTTCGCTGCTGACGAACGTTTTAGGCAGTCAAGGTACATCTGATCGTTCTCAATGGCGGTATCACCAGCCGGTGTACTGCAAGACGTACACGGAAACTCGCCGGTCTGAAACACCCGGCTTAATGTCCACGCCGCTTCGGTATGTTTATCGAGGCTCGGCTAGTTCATATAACTATAACTACGGTAGTGAGCTGCTTGCTAATAAGGGTGGGTTCGAGTTACTGCCTTATGACGATGAAGTTCTTGGCTGTCCGTTCCCTGTCGGTTGTCCGACAAACTCTGGTTCTTCTGACCAGTTGATTGTTGGTGATACTTTATCTGCAGTTGTTTATTGTCCTTTCGTTAAGATAGAGTGGTTTAATTCTGATAATACTTTATTGGGGACTGGTTTAACCTATACTACTACGTCTGCTGATATAGATTATAGAATATATTTTAAAGTTACTTATCCTGATGGATCTACTGACAGCTCGTCTACTAACTGTTTCCCTGTTGTTATTGCAGACTCTCTCAGATATTGGTATCGCAGATACAGTACGGGTGCCACTAGAGCAAAAGTATACTCGTCTGTAGTAGATAATAACGGAGATATGTATGTTGTTCAGTATGTAGGTTCTAGTGTTTTTCCTGCTGTATACAAAATTTCTAATGACGTTACGCAGCAGTGGGGGCGTGTTTATACCTTAGACCCATCTAAGTTAGCTACAGCTGCGAACGACTTTGGGTCTTCTTATTACTTGTTAAATACAGGACAAAATCACATCGATTTTCTGGCGTGGCAGTGGACGCCTGCAGGGCCTCCTTATGATTATGATTATCCTGTACGTATTTACAGGTATAGAATTAGCAAAGCGGACGGTTCTGTTATTAGCACTGTCGCTTTAGATTGGAACCCTGCTCCCACATTTCCTCCGCTTTACTTCAGTATAAGAGAAGCCAAAGTAGATAGTGACAATAACTATTACTTTGTTGGTTCTTTTCCAATACAAGGTGAAATTTTAGTTCCGTGTATCTTAAAATTTACAGAAAGCTTCGAATTTGTTTGGTGTCGTGCTGTTCAAAAGAAAGTATATAGAACAGCGTTTGGTGATATTTTATGCTCCGCGACTTTACTTGATGGCGGCAGTCCTCAATTTTTGACCTTAAACATTACCGACTCTAGTATTATCGGTTGTATGTCTCTATCTAGTACTACTTATGTTGTAAGTAATTATTTTGAGTTGTCTGAATCTGGAAATACTTTAAATAGCTTTTACGCTAAATTTAGTACATCTGATTTTGCTAATGATACAAACCCTTTTCAGCCTCGTTCAGTTTGTAGGGACTCAGATGGGAACATTTATGGTGTTGGCGGGTATGAAACAAGCGTAGCTTTAGGTAGGTTCGCTAGCGTTATTGTATACAAAGATTCTCCATCAGATACTACTGTGTGGGCTAAAGATATAAGGAACACCTTTTATTATGCTAGTATATCTTCTATAAATGTTTTAAGTAATCAACTATTAGTAATTAACGAAAAACTTGTATTTGTTGCTCCGTGGACTGCTAATACGCTTCCCGTAACGCATAATTTACTACTGTTTGTTTTTGATACTGAGACAGGTGTTTTAGAACAATGTATAGAACTTAAACCTCCAGACGAAATTGGAGATCGTGTAATCATCCAACGTTTGCCGGAAAATAATAAATTTTTTGTTCAAACGGATAGTGGTTATAGAATAAGACTTGATATTACAGATCTTCCTGCTAATGGAAACTATATCTGTACTGATAATGTTTCAAATAAATACACTGCTAGTGGTTTAGTTCCTGCAGCCAGCAATCATACTTTTTATCGTTTTACTTCTTGTACTCCTGCGGGGTTTATTACGCGAAACATAGGTTCTTATTTTACATCCGTTAGTCCTGTTGTTACAACTTCAGGCGCTACGGGCGGAATGTTTGGAGATTTTGCTGGCCAAGATATTCCTTAAACTCAACCGAGGTATTTGCGACATTCACTCTGTATTCCTTCTCTTTTCCAGTTAGATTAACTTTGTAGTTCTTCGGAGGTTGGCGCTTTGTTCGTCGACAATGATTTTCCGAAGCTGCTCGGTGCAGAACTCTACCGTCCGCATCAATAGGTGCCTAAGTGGTGAAAGTCACTTAGCAAATCCCGTGAATTGCTGGAATCCTTCTTCCAGTGCTTAACAACCCTTCGGGGGAACCTTGACAATCAGACCCGGCCACACCGGGCGCAAAATATTTAAAGACTTCTCTTTGAGCACGGAGGAGTCGAGGAAATCAGCAGCGAAGCCGCGTGGGAACATGCGGAACGTTCAGAGACTAGATGAAGTAATCCAGACCGGATGAAACATCCACGAGCGCGGGACACCCTACAGGTAAGCTGAGGGTGATGATATAGTCCGAGCTTACACGATAGTAAAGTGTAAGAACTAGAAGATAAAGAGCTTCTAGGATAACAATCTGCCTGCGTACGTTGTAGAGATGGCTGCGGAGCCTGTTGTAGTCCATGACTTCAGCAAGCAACCAGGCCAGACTGTGCAGCTTGACCGTTATCGGTTCTAGACTATTACCCTGGAACCCTAAGGTGAAAGCCTTAGTTTAACAAACTCCGTGAATTGCTGGAAGCCCTTCAACGCATTAAGCGCGGGTAATCAGCAGCCGAGCCAGGTGGTAACATCTGGAAGGTTCAGAGCATAGCTGTGTCTAATCTTTCTGCGACGGATTTTGAATTTGTTTTAGGCTGCGGCGTGGGAGATGGGAGTTTTTCTCTCATTTCTACTAAGCGAGGAGACAGAAACTATTACTACCCTCGTTTAAAAATTACGCACGGTGTTGAACAAGTTGATTATCTGAGGTGGAAAGCTGATCGCATAAACTCGATCTTTAATCGGACGACCCCTGTATCGTACGTATTCAAGAAAGAGTCCAGAGAAGGCTGGAAAGACTTCGAAGGTTATGAGTACAAATTTACTCATTCTGATCTTCGACCGTTTTACGATTTGCTTTATCCCAATCTTCAGGGTTCAAAGAAAATTACTCGCGAGCTTCTCGCTGAGTTAAACGGTGTCCCCCTTGGACTTCTCTTTATGGATGACGGAAGCGGCGGTCTCTATCTGGAACAAAATAACCGCAAACTAAAAAGCGGTTATAAACGATACGAGTATTTAGTTCCTCGTATCGAATTTGCAACCAACGGTTTTACTTCTGAGTGTGTGACGCTTTTAGCTGACTGGATAGCGTCTGTAAGCGGTTGCGGCACACGCATTAAACAGAAGACGAATCGAATTTGCATTGTCCAGAAAGACTGTTATAAATTTAGGGATTTTATAGATCCCTATGTGCCGATTTCCTGTATGCGATACAAACTAGACCTTGAAACTGTAAAAAGTTTCAAGCGAGTCCTTACGGGACAATAAGCAGCCACGAGTGCGGAGCCCCAAACGTAACCAGCCGTGGGTGATGATGTATGCCGACCTTACGGGATGATAAACCGTAAGAACTAGAGGATAAAAAGCCTTTAGGTTAACAAATGGGGGCAATCCCGGCTCTAAGGAATCGCGTGAGCGTACTGCAGAACAAACCATTGGTACTGCGAACAGCAGGAACATTGTCAAGGACAAAGTTCTTGTAACTCTTCGTGAGTACACAGGTCCTGCTGATCCTAGCGATCCTACTCAACCTAGCACTTTTAAGATTGCTAGAGAGACCCTGATTACCGCGCAGCGTTTACTGCTGGACACTGGTAATCTGACGGCCTTCCATCAATCTATTGGTTCTCTGACTCTGTTAGACGACTATAGAAGATGGCGCGACAGAGTGTTCATTAATGAACTCCTGAAGGCTGTTTCGAAGGGTCAATCTTCTGACACCCAAGGTGGTTACTACTACCCTGGTGATCTTGCAGTTGGTGCCCTTTCGTACGCTAACGCCGAGCAAGCCAAGTTCGACGTTAAGGACGATCTTCTCCGCGTGGTTAAGTCTCTGCGCAAGAGAAACGTCCCGACGTATCAGGATGGTTTTTATCGCTGTGTGTGCGATCCGACCTTCCTTATGCACCTGAGACAGAATAGCGACTTCCGTGAAGTTGCTCGCTATCCTGGCAACGGTCAGATCAACCCTCTCATGTCTTCGATGCAGCCTAACGCTGCTATCTACATGGGTCAGGGTTTCGGTCAGGCTACTTTTGTAGCCGGTGAACCGATCATGCCCACTGGATTTGTGTTCGAAGGCGTTAGATTTTTCGAGAGCACAAACATGCCCTCGCAGAGTCAAACTGCCACGATCGCTTCTACTAGCGCTTCGTACGAAACTGCCATCGGCATGTTCTTCGGCCCTCAGAGCGTCGGTGTGGGTATCGGCGGCAACAACGCTCAAGTGTTGTTGAATAATAACGACGATTTCAGCAGATTTATCATGATGATTTGGAGCCTGTACGCAGGTTTCGAACTCCTGAACGCTGATTTCGCCACCATCGCTTATTCCTTCAACGCTTGATAGGAGGTATTAACGATGGCTATCAACCCTAATCAGATTGCAGTTTCCAAGATTTACCCTGGAAACTACACAAACGTGCTGAAGTACTGGCACGAAGAGAAGACCGTTGTTTATGACAACGAGAACGGCACCCCTGAGACTCTGACGGGGCAACCCGTTGGCGGTCCTGTCGGCGTGGTTTTCCGCCCCGGCTGGATTGCTCAGCAAGCCGTGGGTTTTGTTGATCTGTCCTACCAAGCTCTTGGTTCGGTCAATCAGCTTGAGTACTACACTCAGCCTTACGCTTCTGGCGGTGCTTCGAACAAGCCGTTTACCAACGGCACTGTGATTATTCCCTCCCCGGATTATCACAAGGATGTTCGCGCTGACATCACCACTGGTATCAAAGTGCCCTCGGGTGCTTTTGTGTACCGTGTGGGTCTCCGTGTTGACGGTGGCGATGTAGTCAGCAGCGGTGTGGTCGGCGGTTCCGCTACTCCGCAACTTGGCCTTGGCCCCGGCCTTGGCGTTGGTCTCACCACCACGCCGAGCCCGAGTGGTTTCTATGCGACCGTGGTGGGTGCCAGCAGCCGGATCGAAAACGGCTCCTATAACTCCTCTAACGCATGGAACTCGGCCAACGTGCACCGAGTTACGGCTGAGACCGAGTACGCTCTTGCCACCGTGGGCAACCTCGGCGGTTCTGCTGCCTCTGGTCTGGCTCAAGCTTCGGGTGTTTATGACCCCCGTGCCGGTGTGGGCAAACTCAGTGGCAAGAACAAAGCTCTTGCTATCTGTGAGGTGTGCTGGCTTATCCCCGATGAGCCGCCCAAGCGTGACGACATCGTGCTTCAACCGGGTGGTTTGGTTGAATCCAGCACCTATACGTCTACCGTCCCCTCCTGATCAAACTCAGTTTGTGGATTTCAAGCCCCCTCACACGAGGGGGTTTTTTTATGCTTGGCGCTATACTTTACTTAGTCAGTGCTTTCATAATGACAGTCGCCGCCACGCGGGAGTACACCTTCACGCCTAACGGTGTGAAAGTCTCCATTATCAGTACTCATGATGACGGTGAGTACTTTATGGTTAAGTCCCTGACAACTGGTAAGGTTTTCTTTGCTCATAAGAACCAGATCGCTGAAAAAGATGTAGAAGTGGAGGAGGGCGAAAAACCCGTTAAGCGCAGGCGTGGTCGGCAAATAGTTCGGCCCGAAGTTCCGGCGTTGACCAGAATCAACATCAACTCGGCGACTCCAGAGCTGCTGACTCAGATTCTTAAAGGTATCGGGATGAAGACCGCTATCGAAATTAAAGAACTTCAGCAGTCGTTGCCAGGTGAGCGCTTCTCAAAACTCGATCAATTGAAGTCAATTTCTAACATTGACTGGGACTCTGTGTTAGAAGGAGATATTGCTTACGTCGAGTGAAAATTTAAATAGCTGTCTAGAATAGGGGCACAGGTGTTTGAGCCCCGTGGCGCAACTCTTAGCTGAAGAACTTGCGCAGATTGAACGCTACTTGCGCGAGCAAGGCGTCATCTTTAACGGCAGTTTTACAGACTCGGCCCGTTTAGACACTGTATACGCTGCGGTTAACTCCCTGTTTCGGGGGACACCGCAGCTAAAAGTTTCTGCGCTTGATGACTATAACTTTGAGCGCGTTTGTTATCACTTAAATTACAATATCTCTGCTGTAAGCCCTGCTGATTATGCTCGGCTTATAGAAGCTTGTAACAATATACCTAGTGACTTTTATTACTCTAAAACTATAAATCAGATACAGCGCTGCGAAACCGCTGAGATTTACACAGAGCTGGCGTCCAATCGGGCCGCGAGCCAACAGGAAGTCATATTGGGTCAAGGCGATGAGGTGCTGAATCGTACGATTACGATTCAAGACAACCGCAAGATCATGCGGACGTGGCGAGAGAATTACTTGTACGAGTGCGACAGGTTGTCTGCGATCTTGCACGTTGTAAACTATAAGGATCCGGTTATCGCTGAATCGCGTTTTATTGCCACGGAGGGTGATTTCATCCAGAGTCTTCCAGGGCCTGTTGATCCTGCCCGGTTTGACGATCTGTACTTCTTCAACTCCTGGCGTTGAGTAGACTTAGTTAAAAGGAGAGACCGTGGCTGACTTAACGGTTCAACAACTAGAGCAGATCTACAGCTATCTAGCTCAACAGGGGGTCGTAACTCAGCCTACGACTACCGATAGGACTAAGCGCGAGATTGTATATGCTGCGTTAAACCAGATTGGCCGCAATCCCGGTCAAGTATTTGGTTATAAATTAGATGACTTTAACTTTAGTCGTGTTACATATCACCTTGGGTATAACGTAGCGACAGTCCCTGCTGGTGACTACGCTCGTCTTGAGTTGGCTTGCACGAGCATTCCAAGTCAGTACTACTTTGACAAAATTGTTCAGCAGATCGAACGCTGCGAAGAGGCTGAGCGTATCTCTGAACTTGCAGGGGGGCGTGGCACCAGTCGCCAGGAAATTATTCTGGGTGACGTGAGCCGTACTATTAGCGTTCAGGATAAACAGGAAACTGCAAAGATCTGGAGAGAAAATTATATCTTTGAAACGGATCGTTTAGCCCAGATGTTATATGTAGCTAACTACAAGAATCCGATGGTGAATCGCTATAGATTCGAGCGTAGTGGTGCGTCTTATGTTCAGGCTTTACCTGGCGCTCCTACAATGTCTCGTGCAGATAGAATTTATTTTGCAACTAACTGGCGATAAAAGCTAATATGGTCTTAGGTCTGAGTCTGTAAATGCCGATTCTCAATAGTTTATACAGAGGATTGGGCGGCACTGCCCGTTTGAAGCAACTAGCTATGCCCGTGGCTGCTACTTTAGCTCAGCGGGGTGTTAATTTTCAGCTTATAGATGCTTTAACAACTCCGGGTACAGGTCAGCGTCTTTATAATGCTGCGCAAGAACCTGTTACTAGAGCTTTAGCTGACAGGGATCGGGCGCGTCAAGTTCAGCGAGCTGCTCAACTTGGGACTCCAGCGCCCCGACCACGCGGGTGGGGTTCTGGTCAACCCCGCCCCCAGACTCCCGCGCCTGCTCCGGCTCGTGCTCAGGCCCCCTCGCGACCTGCACCCGCACCCGAGAACTGGGGACAAGGCCCTTTGCGCGGGCAAGTAGATATGTACGGTGTGAGAGCACCGGGCGTGCCGGAGCCTTTTATGCCTCCCGGTTCGTCTACATTTCAACCAAATCTTCCAAACCCCCGTGGCCCTCGTGGTCAGTTTCAGTCGATTTACGGGGAGCCGAGTGCCGTTATTCAAGGTCGGCAACGAATGGCTGTCCCGGTTGATCCGGGTGTAACTCCTGGCCCCGCTGTTAGTCCCGGTCAGATCGCAATCGACTCCCTTGGGTACAACGCTCCCACGGGGCCTTTGGGTCGGCAGCTTCTTGCCACGGATCCTGAAACGTACAAATCTATTTCCGATATGGCGCTTGAAGCGTCTCGGAACTATGGGCGCACCGTAACGGCAGAGGATCTGCTTAGCGCCCAAACTATGCCTTCTAGATTACTCGGTGAGTACTCTAGTAGTGGCGGCGGCCTGGTTCCGACGATGGGCCGCATCGGGGCACGTCGGCAGATTCCCGGCAGCACTCAAGCACCTGGCGTTCGTATTGGTAACTCCAGCCAACCTTGGGGCGAAATGCCGGTCCGTCCTGCCCGCGTGGTTGATCTGGGCTCTACCGGCAGGCTGACTGAAGGTGCCCCGGCTGTCGCTCGGGCTGTTGACGATGTAACACCCGCTCAAGCTGAGGCTGTTCAAGCCGTCATGCGCAACGCTGTCGGTGGTACGCAGAAAACCAATCTCAGTAATCTTTATAAGATTCTGGGCGGTATTGCAGCGGCTGGTGCTGGTGGTGCTGTACTCGCACCGATTGCTTACAACATGTTCGGCGGCGGTGGCGCTAGTGATGCAGGTGTACCTCCGCTGGCACCTGACCTCGGTGCTCCCGGTGCCTACGATGTTCCTGCTGACACCGATCAGTATGTGCCGCCTGTTGCTGCGGATTATTATGGATCGCCTGGCGCTGCTGTTGGGTCTGCCACGGGAGGTGTGCCTGGTCAAACTGCACCGGCTGTCATTCGCACGAGCGATGCTGCTAGCAATCAAAGGCAAGCAGCAGCTAATGCTTTAGCTGCCGCCGCTGCAATGCAACCTAGCGCTCCTGCATCCTACGGAAACATCGGAGCATACTATAAAGCTCGTGGCGCTTACGCAGGTCAACCCGGCGTGGTCGGTAATCTGATTGAACAACTTATCCAAGTTGATCCTCGATTCGATCGACCGGAGTTGCAAGCATGGGCTGCCTCCAATCCGGGTTTGGCTTACGAGCTTCTGCAAAATCAGCAGATGCCGAATCTTCAGCAGCCAGAAATTACGACAGAGTTAGGGACTAATACTGAAAATAACGCTGTCGGGAACTCTGTCGAAGCAGCTAATGTTTTGACGGATAACATGGATCCCTCCCTTCGGGATGCCACGCAACCTCGGCTTAGCGTTTCGATTCAGCGTCAGCCGATGTATTACACCAGACCTGGGTTTGCTGGGAGGATTTAAAAATGCCTACGCCTATAGAGGTTACTCCTTACAATTCTAATAATCCTAGTTGGCAGCAGGTTTTTCCGCCTCCGTCAGTTGTTCCCGGTGATTACAGCTATTCCCCGTCTAGCAGCTCCTACGGGGATGTAATTAAATACAGCGATCAAACACTCGGGCCTGACGCACCTAGTCCTTATACAACTCCTCCTGCTTCTTCTGTTGCTTCCCAGCCTGCTTCATCCAATTGGATGGACTACCTCAAAGCGGGCGGCCTTGCTTTAAGCGCAGCGGGTGACGCCATCCGAGCTTTCCGTGGTGAGCCCACGCCTCCTGGCAGCAGTCCTTTCCAGCAATACCTTGCTCAAGAGGAGCAGAAAGAATCTGATAAGCGCCTAGCGCAGTTGCTTAAAGATGCCATGGGTGCGTCTTCGACTGAGGCTATTACCGGAGTTTTAGATCCTGCTGCTGAGAGACGCAGACAAGGATCTTTTTTCGGAGCTTTACCTTCTCTTGCCGGTATTGGTTCGAGTAGCGGTACTCGGATGGCCGGTAGTTTCCTTAGCTGAGTACCATGGCGTCAACTCCGACACGTATGATCGTTGTCTTAATTAGTTAAAAGCTTCGGGAAGATAGATTTTCTCTAGTTCATCCACAGGCTTTACCGCAAAGGCTTTGTCTAAAGGCCAACCTTTATCCAGTCTTTTTCTCATGCTGTTAGGTTTTATCCCTACGTAATCAGCCCAGTCTTTTATACACATAGTTTTACCTTCGTAGGTGTATAAGCGAGTCGCTCTCTTACCACCTCGGTTACGTGTTTGTTCTTTATGCGTGGCCCAGCGACAGTTTTCCTTGCAGTAGTTTTTATCGTTATCGATTCTCTCTAGTTCCATTTTAGGGTCAGGTTTCTCTCCCATATCATTTAGAAAAGCTAGGAAATTGTTCCATGCTGGATCATAAGTAATTCCCCTGGCGCCGTATCTTGAATAATTTTTGTGGTTTGGGTTATTGCAGCGGTCTTTCATCGCGCACCACGATCCGTACTCAGGCGTTCTATTTTTGTTACCTCCGTGCTTAAAAGAGGCACAATTCTTGGAGCAATAGGTGTACCCACGATCTCGTAGTCGCTTGCGGTGCCAGGCTGCTGCGTTTCCGGTTCGCACATAAAGCTGGCCACAGCGAGCGCACCTGAATTCTGTTTGTAGCATTAGAATACGAGAAGTTTTCGGAGGCCCCTGTCAAAATACCGCAGGCAGGGTGTTTAGTCAAATATCCAGTACTAGCACGAACAAGGCTCCCGCGCTTATCGACCGCCCGTTCCTTCGGGGCGCCAGGATCAATAACAGCACTCAGACGTGCGATCCGACAAACCCGAACCTAACTGACCTGATTCAGTTAGTCCGCGTGGGCGATCTTCCGTCTGAAGACGCTGCGCTGGTTGAAGACATCACCATCATTTCAAATGAGGATTACCCAGACAATTCTGGGCGACGCACCTGCGACATAGGATTATATGTATACGCTCCAAACCAATCTGCGCCTTCTACTTCGGCTGCCATGATGATTGGGCGGTTTGAAGTGGGTCTCAGTGGCTCCACTTTTGGGTATCCCCTTCCGATTCAGCTGTTTGGAATCAACGCTCCTGTGCCGCAGGTCGGCGATACCAGCATCGTCGCTCCGATTCAGTTAGGTAAAGGCGAAGGACTTTACTTAGAGAAGGGTTACATCCTGTGTGTCGGCTATTTGGGTAACGGTCCCGCCGCTGTGTCTGGTGGTCTGAGTCCCTCGGGTATCACAATCTGGAGCCAGGGCGGGTTCTATTAAGCCGTGGCCAAACGCTCCGCTGGGGATAACTTTAACCCCAAGCGTTATGAGGGCGCAAAACGCATAGAAAAGAACGGTCACTTTCATGGAGCCGACTCTTCTTTTCAGCTTTCGCGCCCGATGCCTTTTAAACAAAGGTTTCGCCCGGCTGTAGGTACAAAAGACTTCAGCATTCTTAGTGACTACGATTACGCGTCACTTTGGAGCCGATGGCGCCGTGGCTATGAACTGTCAATGTACACCCAGCAGGTGTACCAAGCGTATGAAAATAGCTACAAGTACTACTACACTAATGTGATTGGGGTAGGGCCTTACATACCTGGCCTTATGTTTATGTACCCCAATACGCGCAATGACGAGCGTATGTGGTCGGTGTTTATTCAACCTCAGGGATCGTTTAATTTCAAAGATTTTGGGTTAGCTGTTTCTTCTGTTACTGACTATACAGACACAATATATGCTGTTCAGTTTTCAAATTCTTTTGGTTTACCTGTATCCTCTTTTAAAGGAGAAGTTATAGCCAATAGAATTGACTCCAGCGGCATCCAACGTAAATTCGGTTTTGGAAACTATACAGTTGTTGGAGTTGGTCTTAACGGTGTCTTAGACAATAATGTAAATTATTCGTCATTGTATAACACTTTATTCTTGAGTCATGACGAAGCAACGAGTTGGCAAGTAGTTGACGCTAATACTCTGCAAGTGCCTGCGGCTGGTCCTCCCAGTGTGGGAGATTTTTTCACCACGGAACTCAAAGCGCAGTGTAACTGTCCTGATTTTTTAAATAGAGAAACTGTCAATCTGTATGAAATTAGTCTCAAAAAGAGATACCCGTACACGGGTGTTCTCAACATGAAGCCTGGTTTTTATGACGCAGGGTCTCAAAGCCAAGAAGATAGAGTTTTAAGATCTATAGACGATCCAGGTTGGGCTCGAAGTTTTGGTTTTATCTATTTAAACGAGATATACAATATTCCTAATTATACTCAAGATACATACTCAGATCCTAATTTGTATTATTTTCAGCCCAAATGGTGTAAACATATTTATGCTGCTATGTGGGATCTGCAGCGTAAATTTAATCAGGGTGATGCAGTAGCTGAATGGCTGCCTCAGCCTAACGACGAGCCTACGCACCCTGCTTATCGAGAGATGTTCGACAGGGACCTCGATAAACAAATGAACTTCTTTAAGCGCGAGCGCGATTACAGATGGTGGCTTCGGTACGGTCCAACAAGATCTGAATTACCTACTCGTGTTTTAAATCCTGATACGTATAATGTATTTTCTAAATTAACTAACGCTGGAACATTAGACAGTCCTACGGTTGTTTTGGCTTCTGGGCTTACTTTTTTTGACACTAACTCATATACTCCTTTTGTACCTCCTTCCGGTTTAGACGTTTATGATGGCGGAACTTACGCTAGCGGTATCCGTCTGCCTCCCGCCCCCGTGGTTACTCTTGATGGAGGGCAGTATGCCAGCGGTATCTTAATTTCTGCTATTGCGTTTCCTATTAACGGAGGTATCTATACATGACTTCAACTCCTGTAACTATTCTTGTTTTACGGTCTAACTTAAATTCAGATAGACCTAGCGGCACTATTCTCCAGTTTGGAGAAATGGCCTTGTGCGCTGGGTCAGGTGATCCTGGATTCTATTTTCTTGACACTAATAGCGATGTTCGTAAGATCGGTCCTGCGGGGTATGGAACGACAGCTCCTAACGCTATCTATGTAGGAGCCTCGGGCAACTCTGTTGGCGAAGCGTGGACTGATTCAAATGTACATAACTATTACAAAGTTTGGAATGGTGTTGATTGGGTTAAGGTAAGTGCAGGGTTTTCTGATACAGCTACGTTATCTTCCGGGGCTGTTCAAGCATCAGGTGCTTTACTTGCATCTGGAGCTTATCTAGCTTCTGGTGCTATACAGGCATCTGGGGCTATCTTGTCTTCGGGTGCTCTATTAGCATCAGGTGCTTATCTTGCGTCCGGTGCTATACAGGCTTCTGGGGCTATTCTAGCTTCAGGTGCTTTACTTGCATCTGGAGCTTATCTAGCTTCGGGTGCAATACAAGCGTCTGGAGCTATCTTAGCGTCTGGGGCTATTACTAGCGAAACAGCTACACTCGCATCGGGAGCTATTTTAGCTTCTGGTGCTGTCTCTTCCACTTCAAGCACTACTACTATTCTGGCTTCAGGTGCTGTTCTAGCGTCCGGCGCAATATTTAGCGAAACAGCAGCACTAGCTTCAGGCGCTATTTTGGCGTCTGGTTCTGTTTTTAGTGATACAGCAACACTTGCATCCGGCGCTGTTTATGCCTCTGGTGCTAGTTCAATTGCCACGGTGATTGCAAGCGGACTGCCTGATCCGGTGACGATTGAATCCGGCGTGGCTTACTTGCAGCTCGAAAGTTCGGGCACGTATCCGTCTGGTTTGTACATACGTGCCGGGAGTGACTGGTACTTTATCTAACCGCGCAGAGTTGCTTTAAGCATCCATGAGGACTTAAAGCAGAAGTTGACGGTGTTAGCCAATAGATTCTCGGCATCAGGTGCTTCTACTTCCCGAGCAACTTCAATAATTTCTTTAGCCATCATTCCGCACTGTTCAAGATTACGAAGATACACCGTAGACATATCGCGAGCGTCGTTTGATTTAACGTGAATAAACTTAGGACAAGCGTTATTCAAACCTCGCTCACACATAGGCATTAGATAATCCATAGAGCGGATTAACTCTGCTACTGTGTCAAACTCTTCAACAAGTTGCGTGTACTGTTTTTTAAAAAATTTGTGTAGAGGAAAGAATAACGGCCCTTCAATGTTTAAGTGGATTAAGTGCGACTGCATGTACAGTTTATCTAAAAGAGAGCACAGGGACACCATTTGGTTTATGAGATCGCCAAGCGATGCCCCCGTGGCCTCTTCCGCCTCTGGCATGTTCTCTTCGCCCATATCCGTATCCATTTGATTAGGAGTGATTTGTTGCTGAGAGAACATACCAGAGAGCGTCATAGGATCAGGCTGCGCAGGCAGCAGGCTCGGTTTCGGTTACGGTTTCTTCAACTTTAGCGTTGGTGGTTCCTTCGAGATACTCTTCGAGAGCAGACTTTTTGACCCGATACAGGGCCTTTGCACCGTTGGGTTGGAGGTTCACATAGACGGTTTTAGGCCAACCGCCGGGCTGATTGCCTTCGGAGAGCGCAATACGCTTCCGCACAAACCCACTGCTGCAGTTAAGCAGTTCAGCGGTTTCGGCGATCGTGAGCAGAGTTTTGCTGTCAGTCATGTAGAGCGCTTAGGAGAACGCAACTGGAATATATTACCCTGAAACACGCCTATGGCAACTGACTTTTGCTGTTTAATAATTTTTTAATTTTTATGAAGAGGGCTCGGACTCCTCCTAGCTCTACTGTGTTTGCCTTTAAGTCCTAATTGGTTTTTAAGCTTTGCCACGGTAGCTGTAGATACGTTGAGTGTTGAGACTATTTCGTTGACGTAGTATCCTTGCTGCAACATATCTACAATTTTATCGTTTCTGTGCTCTTTTTTCCTTGCGTAAGTTTCTTTGATTTTTGTTATTGTTTGAATTGATCGTTTTTTCCCTAGATGCGCTCGTACGGGATTATTTAATTTAGCTTGTCTTAGTTTTTCTTTATGTTCTTCAGTAAGTTTTTTACCTTTACCTTTTTTACTTATCTTCTCTCTAACTTCTTTTCTTTTCGTTGGGTTTAAATATCCCACTAAACCTCCTCTGCCTCCGGCTGCTATGTTAAATTGTGGTTTAAATTCTGCTATCCACTTTACTTCTGCTTCGTCAATACTCTCTTCAGTAACAAACTCTAGCACACCTTTTATTCCAACTTTTTTAATTTTATTGGGAATAACACCTCCTGTGTAGTAATTAAACCTAGTTCCTGTACTTTTACCTACGTATTTAACTACTCCTTCATACGATATAGCGTATATGTGCGGCACAGCGAATGTATTATTAAAGTCGTAAGGAGATTTCCATTTATACTTGAATTGGCTAGGGTCTGGGAGTGAGCTTATGTCCATTAGAATTGCTGGAGAAGTTTTCAAAAATTTTAACGTTCCCAAGCGGGATGTCCAGGGCGGCAAGGAATTTGCCGTGGCGGCTAAAGATGGTGACACGGTTCGCTTAGTTAGATTCGGCGATCCGAATATGAAGAATCGCAGCGATGATCCCGATCGTCGTAAAGCGTTCCGCAGCCGTCATAGCTGCGACGAGCCTAAGAGCAAGCTGTCTCCTGGGTACTGGTCTTGTAAAGCTTGGTAACACTGTGCGTTCTGTGCATTTTAAATTTCTCTGGAGGGTGCCGCTAGACTGAATAGAGACACCGATTCGCTATGGGCGCTTCCGGTCACGACCACACCCTTTCGTGTAACTTGCAGCTTGAGGATGAGTTTGTATTAACTCAGATTCGAGCTAAAGCTAAAGCTTTAACTAATCAAAAAGATCGAGATCAGTTCTTTTGGTCTACTGTTTACAGATTTGTGTGCCGCGAACGAGCTTATAAGACAGTAATGAGTGACATGGGTATACGTATAGATACTAATGTGAAAATAATCGAGGATGACGCTGCTGAAAGTAAATAGTCGTTTGATCTAGAATATCCGTATTCAGCTAAAGCTGCGGATTTTACCTTCGGCGTAAGTCATGTCGGATAGAGCTTTTCTCGAACAGATTCGTCTGACGCCCGAAGGGCAGAAACTGTTGGCTGTTATTCGGTACGCGGAGGGTACGTCAAAATATGAAGAGCCTCACAGGGTTTTTTTTGGCGGCGGCAGGATCCCAAGCCTGGATCGTCACCCTGATCGCGTTATCCGCACCCGTGGTTCTCAGCGTGGTAGTTCTGCCGCTGGGGCGTATCAATTTTTAACGCCGACTTGGAATCAGCAAGCGCAAAAGCTTGGCCTTAGAAGTTTTGGTCCGCTTGAGCAAGATGTTGCGGCTCTCGGTCTAGCTCATAATCGTTTACGTAATTTGGGCGGCTTCTCGTATCTACAACAGCGAGGTTTGACAAGAGAGGCTCTGGCTGCAATGGCTCCAGAATGGGCTTCCTTGCCGACCATGGAGGGCCGCAGTTATTACGGGCAACCTGTAAAGAGTGCGGCTGAGTTGCAGAAAGTATATCAACAGTACACATCTAAGCCTCCCGCGCAACAGCCTACGGCTAGACCTACTTCGGCTCCGCGTTCGGCACAGGCAGCTCCAGCTTCTCAGCCTCGCTCAACTCCACCGCAGAGACCCGCGCCTGATTACTTCCAGCAAATCATACGTGAGATTCGAGGTGTGTTTGGAGCGACTGGTCAACCACGTAGTTCTGCAGCGGATAACTACTTCGACGCTGCTATGCAAGCTGACGCCATGGGTGAGGCGGACACCGCTATGGCGTTATACACAAAAGCTCTAGAAGCTGACGCTATTCCCGCTCCTCGGGGTGCTAATGAGTTAGATACATTGGGCAGTATTGTTCCTGGGATTATTTCGGAGTACATAACTGCTGCAATGACTCCGGCCCCGGCTCAGGCTGCTGTCGCTGAGACTCAAGCGCAGCCTGCAGCTACACAGCCAGCTATGGCTACAACTCCTGCCGGTAAAGCTTTGGCTGTGGGGAGAGTTGTTGATCCAAGTCAAGACGTTTTCCCCTCCACGGGGGCTCATTTAGATGTGCGGGTTGTCAAAGACGGACAGTATGTAAACCCTGAGTTTGCTAGATCTGTTCTTAAAAATCTGTATGTAGGAGGCAAGCCTCTATACACACAGCAGGGTGAGAACTGGAATGTCTCTTACCCGATTACTTCTAGGTTCGGTCCACGCAGCGCTCCAGCTCCGGGAGCTTCTACGTATCACCGAGGCATTGATTTAGGCGTCGGCGCTGGTACACCTTTGGAGTGGCGTGGTGGAGGCAGTTTTAAGCCGGAGCGAGGGTATGGCGTCATTGAAACAACAGATGCTCAAGGAAGACCATATACAATTAAATTGCTTCATACCACATCGAGTTGACGGAACTCTAGTGAACCTCTGTCTATCCATATTGTTTTTGCTAGAGTTAGTTCAGCTTCGACCGTAGGTTCGCTGTGGGAAATTCCCCTGAAAGAGAGTTTCAACGCGCGGCTAATAGAACAATAAACGAAACTCTTGCAAGACAAGCTGAGCAAACTGCGAATTTAACTGAACAACAGCGTGAATTTATAGGTCCGGGGTACGGTAATTATAAAAAAGTACTAAAGAAGATAGGCGGTGCGTCTGGCACAACCTTTTCTGAATATGTCGATAGATCCCGCAGAGAATTTTTTGACACTGCCGCTCGCTTAACAGAAGAGGGACAAAGAGGTTTAGAAAGATTTCAACCAGATTTAATAACCTCTAGAAGCACTGACTTAACTTCAAAGTATCTGGCTGCTTTAGGCCAAAAGTTTGCGAATGAGATTGAAGGAGTTGCTACACGCGCTGGCAGCAGATTAGATCGTTTGCCGGGCGAGGCTCAAAAAGCCTTTAGTGCTTCTGCACAAAACCCTGCATTTGAGAACTTAGCCAATGCTCAATACATGAATTTCTCTAAGAATCCCCCAACGGTACAGACTGATATTGCGATTACTGGGAGACCTTTTATGACTTACAATGTCTGATGCAATAAAAAGCTCTAGACACGAACGCAGAGTCGCTTTCCACGGGTTTGCGCCGGAGGCAAAGCACGATTACAAATTCAACAGACGCTTAGACATTCGGCTAGCAGGCCAAGTGTGGAGCGAAAGTCCAGCCGAACGGAATCGTCGTTTAGCTAAAGAGCGGATGCGGGAGCGCTCTAAAGCAAACCCAGTTTGGTTCGATCGGACAGACGTGGCCGGCCCCGATAACGACTACCGCACTCGTGAGGTACTTACGTATAAACCCGTCCCAAATTACTGAAAGTTTCTTTAAATTCATACATACGTTTTTCTGTATTATAAAACGCGGGTACGTATAATATAAACCCATGACACTTAACTGACTGCAATTTAGGGAGTCCGTTTTCTTCGCATATCAATCTAGGTCTTTCTTTTAGCACACAAATTGGCAAGTCTATGCCAAGTTTTTGTGTTGTAATTAAAGCTACTTCTGTCGACGTTAAAAATATAATGGCTTCGTCGTATTCTTGTTTATTATATTTACGTAATGCTAACTCTAGCCACACGCGTTGCGCCGACTTTTTGAATCGAGTTTTTTTAACAAAAAGTCTTGTGTCTTTCGGTTGATCGTTGTGCTCTAGAAAATCCCTTGGAGGATATAAATAAACTGTTTTAGCTCGCCATTCTTGTGTTAGCCCGTTTTCTAAGAATGTAAAGTAACGAGCTGCGTCAACAATCGTATTAGCTAAGTCACTTGACGCTGGGTCTAAGTCTATAGATCCGTTAAAAAACGCCGTGGCGGTTCCGATTACGTCAGGAGGTGAAACGTAGTCACAGACCTTGGGCAGCTTCTTCGGCTTGTTGGTCGATTCGCTGGCTGATTTCATCTAAATCCAACAAATGAATGCTCATGCCATCGCTATCTACCATTACGACTACTGGTGTTGTGTTGTCTGAGTTTTTTTCAATAACATTGAGTGTTTTTTGCAGAAACTCTTTTGTATCGGTATCCATTAACTCTTCAGCTAATATAATGTCATTATAGATTTCTTTAGTCGTCATATACAAAGAATTTAAAGGAGACATTGTGTTAAAAAACAGTGCTCCTAATCCTGATGCAGTTCTAAACTCGTTATACAATGTGGTCATATCACCCAAAATAACTTTGAGTGCGTTCTTTGCGATTCGATTTTGCACCTCTGACTTGCTAAACAGCTTGTTTCCAAGTGCTTTAATGTTGTCGTTGGTCATGTTGTTAACCGTAGTTAGTGAAAGAATTCCAAGCATCAGCTAAAACACGATTTAAGTTAAACCTGTAGTTAGCTGTGTTTTTTTCGTCTGGCGTCAGTTTACAGTAGTGTCTACGTTCAACCAGCCCAGACGATCCGTTAGAAACAATACCTTGAAATATCAGTTTATCGATGGACGCTGAGCTGACGCCAAGCGAAGTAGCGACTGTCTTTTTGTCGACCAGGACCGTCGTGGGCGCATCCTCAGTGCCAGAAGCGAGGATCTTTAAAGACAAGTCAATGCTTTTAAGAACCTCTAGATACTCTTTGTTGATTTCCATAATGTGAAGGGGCCGCCGATCCACCTAGTACTAGGCAGATCAGATCGCTTGCGTCGGACAGGAAAGGACGAAAACTGTCCGAGCCCCATAGTAACCGCACTCCGGTCCTTCTTACGGAATACGGTCGCTTTATTTTAGGTCTGTTTAAGCCACGCTGCACCTGACGCGCATTTAGCCCGCAACGTAGGTTCGTAACTAGACCTGTAGTGGGCGGGGTTTATACAGTTGCTAGTATTGCATAGTTTTTTTAATGGCTCGTTATTTACGTCTGCTTTATAAAACGCGTAATATAGGTTCTCTATTTTGATGTATTCTCCAAAAATCTTTAAGCGTGTGTAAGACGTAGGCCAACAGTCAGCTAGATCTCTGTTCTGCAAAGTCAACTGCGAAAAAAGAGCCCGTAGATCGGGCTCTAGATCGCGTACGTCTGGCTGGCGTGGTTCTAAATGAATTTGTTTGAGACACTCCTGGCAGACTTTTTCGGTTTTCTTGTGGTTTTTGTTTCGTATGCACTTCATAGCATCGCTTCAAGTCTCGGCACAAAATCCACAGGATCATCAATCAACAGTTGAATAAGTGTATTCAATCGATCGTTAAGTCTTTCTTCTGACTCTTCTCGCTCATTCAGCAGCAGCCAGTATGTGTAAGCGTTTAAGAGATACAGATGAGTTTGCCGTGCTCTCAACGCTTGCGTTTTCCACTTTTCAAAATCAAAGTTCGATTGATGGCGGCTGTTACCTGTCTTCAGTTCCAGCTCACGAATCTGAATCTGTAACTCAATGTCCTCGATGGTGTATTTCAGCGAGGAGATTTTGGCTCTGCACTCAGACAGATTGTTTGGTTGTTCGTTGTCTGTGTAAATCCAAGCGGGCAGATTTTCGATGACATAGCGTTTGTCCCACAAGCAGGACTTCGCGTCAGCGTGGACTGTAAAAGAGTTAGTCATAGACCAAGTACAGTGTTAATCAGATCATTAAACGTGCCGTTAATTACGTACAGCACATGACTCTCAAAGTTAACTTTGATGATTAGTTCGAGTGCGGTAAGTTGCCGCAACGCTCTTTGGAGTCGGTCTTTAGGAATATAGTATTCTTTTTGGATCTCAGACGTTGAGAGCGGCTGATTGAAGCTTAACAACCGCAGTAACTCGTGGTGACGGCGGATTGCTGCCAGTCTTTGCGGATTAGTTGAATAGTTCTGAGGGAGATTTTCTTTTGATACTTTTTCTGTAGAAGTTCTACGATCGTTCTGGTTGTGATTTGAAGCTTGATCCATTCATCAATGTCGTTTTGCATTTGAGGAGTTATCTTTTTAGCTGGGCTCTTACCGATCATCATGTGATGCGGGTTTAAGCAGGCGGAATCACCGCAAGTAGATAGTACATGATCGTCGGGCGCCAGATCAACACCGTGGTGGACCTGATAAACGCATCGACGGGGGCGCATAATCTGCCCCTCAGAAACAAAACGCTTTAAGTTTTCAGGTAGGTATAAGTGCTGCTCTTTATCTAAGGCCAGTTTGTTGCGACGAATCCACGCTTCAACGTGATGGGTGCGGCTTTTGCACTGCTTGTACTCGGTTATGCAGCAACTGCACGCCAAAATCCCGTGAACCGGACTGGCTTTCTTTAAATCGCTCAGTGCGGCGTGGATTTTGTCGGATCGACCGCAGAGACAAGTCAAGACCGCTTCGGATTCCCAGGCTTCGACCTGAAAATTGCCCCATTTATAGGTCTCAAGGGGCGGCGTGTCGGGCACCGTTATCGGTATTGGGTCCAGAACCCCGAGACAAAGGGTGAGGGGGCTGATGCCAGGGACAGACAGCATACAGAGACTCCAAGTGCTACCAGCATAGCAGAGTGCATACAGCGCACACAGTAGATAGCTCAGCCGGTCGGGTTCTATTTTTTTACTCTTACTTTATAAAGGGAATTCCCTTAACCAAATTTCGCCTTTTTTGGACTCTGTAGCTAAGTGCAGACTTTTGGTGCAGTTCAAACACCCTGTATTTACATAATAATATTTTAAATACGATATAGAATTGCAGTCAAGTGCAGTTTACGTTAAGTCAGGCGTGATTTAAAAAGAGTTTTGGTAGTACGTTTTGGGGTTCGCCGTGGTAGTTACGATTTCCTGATATTCGGTTATCTGGAACTGCCGTTTTTTGGCACTTGTTTCTGATTTAAGTGTATCCTTGATACATGCGTTTTAAAAAGACTATGACAACTACTACTCGTACTCGGCAGGGACCCGTACAGGACCCTGAGGCTGAATTTTGGGCCGAGTGCCGTAGACGTGCCATGAAGCTCAACGTTCCGGCATGGGCTATCGCTGAGCAATGGTACACACACGATCTGCTTGACAAGCGGTCCTGAGGCTCATACGCTGCGGCAGGCTCACCCATCAACATGTCTGCCGCACAATCTAAAAATGTAAAAACTTGGGACGCTCGTAGGCAGCGTTTCGATGAAATGTTTTCTATGTGTCTTGATGGTAAAACGTTATCTGAGATTGGAGATCATTACGGTATCTCAAAACAAGCTGTAAGTGGGTTCTTACGATGTAATGCAAACCCAAAACAGTTTGAAATAATCCAAGAGTGTTTTAATAAACGTTTGACTGGTATTTGGCGTGAAGAAGATATTGTTTTTGCGTTACAGTCTGGTCTTACATGTTCTAAAGTTGCTGAAGTTGTTGGTTGTCATGTAAGCACAGTCAAAAGGGTTTCGGCGCGACGTAAGAAAGCACAGGCATAACTTAGTCGGCTATACTTAAACCATTAGGTCGGATCGGTATGGCCGCCAGGCGTAAGTTAAATGACGCCCTTGATTACGGGCGCCAGATTCAACCCATCCACGATTTGCAGCAGTTAACTTCTGCGGAAGTCTCTGGCGACGATATTCTTGCGGTTCTGGATGTTAGCGAAGTCGAAGCTGACGCTCAGCCTAAGAAGATAACGATCGGTGATTTAGGCGCCGGTATTGCCTCTGTCGACTCCGTTGCTCGCGCCAGTGGTAACGCTGCTCTCGCTTCTGCGGCTACCAAGCTTCCTTTGTCTGGCGGCACCGTTTCTGGGCAGTTTACTCAAAACATAGTTTCTCTCGGTTTATACGGTAGTGGTATAAACTGTTCTTTAGGGAATTACTTTACAGCGACTCTAAGTGGTGCAACTCAGGTTGTAATATCTGGTGCTCCTTCTAGCGTAGCTTACAGTTTTACCTATGAAGTTAGGCATGATACAGGAACTATTACATGGCCTACTGCGGTTGAATGGCCTTCTGATACCGCCCCGACACTGACGACGGGCAAGACGCATCTGTTTATCTTTGTCACTGACGACGGTGGGTCGAGGTGGCGTGGCGCGAGTTTAGTCGATTACGATACGTGATGCTATGAGATCTATTTCTGATAATTTATTGCTAGCTGCTGCTGGAGGTGGGGTTACTGGCCCTCCAATTTCTTTCATAGGGGAGGCTACTGCTTTGAGGCCTACTGAAAGTGTTGCGGCTCCCGCTCATCAAGCTGGGGATTTATTGATAGTTATCAGTAGTGTTTATATTACTAGATCTTTTCCTGATTTATCTGGTTTTTCTACTTTAATGGCTTTTGATGCTCGTACCGATGCTCTGCCGACGAACGACGGCAAGATTAAAGTTCAGTATAGGACGGCTGCTTCTACAAGCTATACTTTAGCGGCTTGGGGTCCCACTGGATATGGAGCTGATCAAGCTACTATTTTAGTTTACAGAGCACCTACAATAGGTGCTTCAGCTTTTACTACAACAGGTGGTTCGGCTTATCCCGCTCTAACATTTAACAATGCAAATAATACTAGTTGGGGCTTACGGATTTTTGGGAGAGGATCTGCGTATGCCTTTAATACTCCTGCTCCTGGGTTTACTATGAGAAAGCAACAGTATTTTTGTGTTATTTCTGACTCTAATTCGACTTTATCTTCGCTTTCTTCTAATGCTGTTTCTGGATTTGGGACCTTTGTGAATGCTGCTAGTATAGAACTAAAAGTTTAGGTTTATGGAGTACGCCAAACTTGCTGCTGATGGATATGTCGAGCAGTATCCTTACACAATTTCAGAACTTAGGTCTGCTTACCCTAATGTAAGTTTTCCTACTGTAATCACACCAGATATTCTTGCTGATTTTGGTTTGGCTCCAGTCACACCGACTGATCAGCCAACCGTTGATCACACTCAGAATCTCACCCGTGGTGTTGAACAGCTTCCCGACGGCAGTTATGCCGAGACGTGGACCGCTACTGCTGCGTCTACTGAAGAGGCTGCCGAACGCACAGCAAATAAAGCTGACTCAGTTCGATTCACTAGGAACGAGACCCTGAAGAACTCGGACTGGACTCAGCTACCAGACTCTCCTGTTGATTCTGTTGTTTGGGCTGCGTACAGACAAGATCTGCGCGACATTCCTCAGCAAGTCGGTTTCCCCTGGACTGTGACATGGCCCACTGAACCTGCCTGATTTAGACTTTTAGGAGGTTTCAAAGCTCATGAGCGACCCCGTTTACTCTCAGAGCTTTGAGGGCATCATCACAGTTATCACCGACATTATTGGGACAGTTAGCGGCGTGGGAACAACATCATTTACTCTTTCGCCCGAAGGGTATCCGTCGAATTTCGGAGGTGTTGTTTCTGCGCTGTCGGACCTAAACAGCACGATCAGCGGGATTTCGGGCGGCGGCGGGGGCGGGTCTGCGTTAATTGCAGCCGGTTCTGGTATCTATATAACTACCAGCGGCTCTTATGATGTCATCAACGCTACGATTACCAGTGCGTCTGGGCTTCTGTACACCGCTGGCTCTGGTTTATATCTAGTCGGTAGTTCTGAGTTTAACGTTGACTTCGATAAAGTCTTCCAGGGTTCCGTTTCTGGCCAGGTATTAGCTGCAGGAAGTAACACCGTACTGTCTAGCGGTAATTACATCACTATAAGTGGTACGGATGTCAGTTCTATAAAAACCTACACGGCAGGCGAAACGATTGCTGTTGGGGAGTTCGTCTGTTTCGACGCTGGGTCGCTTGTTAAAGCCTCTGCTGCGAGCGGCGTGGATCCTGTTCGATATAACACGTTTGGGTGTGCGATTACGGCAGGTAACGTTACAGATACTATTCGGGTTAACTCTGACAACATTGTTACTCTGAGTGATCCGAATATTACTGCTGAGTCGCAGTTGACTCCTGGTGAGTCCTATTACTTATCTAAGTACTTTGGCCAAGTTACTAAGTACAGTACAGCTTCTGGCGGCATAACGTTTGCTGAAGGTTACGGTGCCCTCGTTTATGTGGGCCGTGCCTTGAGTACAACTCAGCTTGAGGTTGAGATTCAGCCTAAAATCCTGCTGACGGAGTGATCTATGGCTTTACGTACGCCCCTCATTCTTATCAGCGGCGGGTTTTCGCAGCTTCCTTCGGGTGATGTCGTTCCTGGGTTGGATGCAGCGGCCCAGGCCAGCGGTAACGCAGCCTTGGTTGTTGCTGCTGGTGCGGCGGCTAGTGGAAATGCGGCACTGGTTGTCGCTGGGTCTGCGCTTGTTAGCGGCACCGTAGCCCAGGCAAGTGGCAACGCTGCTTTAGTTTTGGCCGCCGAAGCTTTGGCTAGTGGTAACGCTGCGTTGGCTAATGCGGGCGGTCCTTCGGTTACGGACACACTCTTGCTGCTCTGATCGATGCCTTTCAGACGGACTTCAATTCGGGCGACTAAGGCGACAGGTTTTTATTCGCCCAAGCGTTCCCGCGTGGTCGGTAGTCGTGTCGTTGGTTATGACTCTGATGCTTTGGTGTATATCAATGCAGTTGAGGCCGCTGATGGGCAAGCGTTAGAAGGTTCTGTAAAGGATGCGTATAATACTTTTGTAGTTAGTTGTAAATCTGATGGTATTTGGAGCGCTATAAAAGCATCTTGTATTATGGCGGGTGCTAGGACTTTAAGCGGTGCTCTTGTGCCGTTAGTAGGTGTAGCGCCAAGTGGATTTAACCTTGCTAGTGGGACTTACAGCAGAGTTACCGGGTTAAAAGGTGATGGTGCTGCGATGTATTTGAATAGTAATCGTTTAAGTTCCGCTGATCCACAAGACAATAGACATCTAGCTGTTTTTGTTACTACTGGAGATACTAAGAGTAGTACTGCAGCGTATATTGGAGGAGGGGCTAGCGGCTATGCTGGAATTTTACGTGGTCCAACCAATACTCTTTCTTTCTACGTTAGCAATGATTTACAAAGCCTGGTGATGAGTCCTCCTCAAGGAGATAGAACAGGTCTAAAAAGCGCGGTTAGAAGTTCTGCCACAACCATTTCTGGACGTTCGGGAGGTGTTGTAGCCTTCTCAGGCGGTATAGCGTCTCGGACTGACACTTCTTCTCGAACTATTAATGTGTTTGCGCAACTTTATACCAGTGTAAGTGCATATTCAAACTCAAGGATGAGTTACTACTCTATAGGAGAGTATTTAGATCTTAATAAACTTGATGCCCGCGTATCCGGCTTGATGGTCGCAATCTCCGGTGCAATCTCTTGATAGACTTAACTCAGACTACGTGTACCTTTAGCTTAAGGTCAGCATGACACGCCAGTATACACGACTTGCAAACATACAGCGTGTCCCTAACGCTACAGGTGTTCTGTATACCAACCCATCTGGCACCAAAACTTTCGTCAAGGGCTTTTCGTTCTACAACGCCGGGGCTGTCTCAGGCACCGTGGCTCTGTTCAACGTGCCAGATGTCGCATCGGCAACGGGTATCCCTAGTTCGGGTAATAAGATAACCGAGATTATATTGGCGAGCACTGAAACGTTCTTGTTAGAGTATCCGTATCCTATTACTATGATTGATGAGGGGGACAGTATTCAAGGTTATGCTACTACAGTGTCTGATGTAACTATTCAGATTCTTGGTGATACGGATGTTTGACGGGGTGTAACTATGCCTATACGTCGGACTTCAAATAGAAGTAGTTACGATTCAGGATTTTATAATCCTGAGGTTTATAGTGAAATAGGTAGTCGTGTTGTGGGTTTTGATTCTGATGCACTGATCTACATTAATGCAGTTGAGGCAGAGGACGGTGAATCGTTAGAAAGTGGGGTGAAATCAGCTTATAATGCGTTTATAGTTGGATGTAAGGCTGACGGTATTTGGAGTGCTATACAGTCTTCTTATATCTTAGCCGGTGCTAGAACATTAAGCGGTGCTTTAACTCCTTTAGCTGGTATACGTCCTACAGGGGTTGGTTTTGGTTCTGGTGATTATTATAGAATAACTGGTTTACAGGGTTCGGGTGGGGGTAGACGCCTTGAGACCGGACGGAATAATAATGCAGACGGTCAGAATAATGCACACATGGCTGTTTACGTCACATTATTAGGTCAATCTGCGGATGAGACTCTCGCTGGAGGAGGGGACACTTCTTTTGTTGGTTCGCGTTATTTTATTCGTCAGACTACAACTTCTACGTTTAATACAAACTGTATGTCTGCTAGTAATGTTTCTCGATCTGCCAGTTTTGGTGGCTCTGGTCTGTACGGAGTCGCTAGGCAAAATTCTAGCCAGATGGAACAACTGACCGGGAACTTGGCCTCTCGCTCTATTTTTTCGTCTTCATCTAGTGCCCCCAGATCCGGTCAGTTGCGTGTATTCACTACTCCTTTTGGCGGTGTCTGTAACAGTCGCTTGTCTTTTTACAGCGCAGGGAATTATTTAAATTTAGACTTATTGGATGCGCGTGTTACCACTTTAATGAATTCTATATCCGGCGCACTTTCTTAGCGTTGTGCTGTCTGCATTTGTCCTCCCGGCGTTTAAACTTATAAGGACTGGTTTCACTTTGTATGCCTACCCCCGACAGAACTGAACTTTGGGTTGCCGTGGCTTTGTTCATAGCCTCCGAGGTTATTGGCATGTCAAAAGCAAAGGACAATTCCGTTCTCCAGGCGCTATTGCACGCAGCTCGTACGATGTTTCCCTTAGAGCTTAAACAAAACAAAACTAAACCCCGAAAACGCGATGAACACGGTCGTTTTATGTAGTTGACTTTATGATTGACTGGGCCTTTAGTTTAGTTACATCTTTCGTTTTACTCGGGTTAGTCGAAGCCGTCATTAAACCTGCCGCAGCCTACTGGGTCCGTCGAAAAATCATCCGATGGACCCCCGTGGTTTTGGCGTATGTCGACAAGGTGTTTCCCGACCTTGTGACTGGCCGCAGCCCGGAAGACCTTGACCATCTTGTGCGAACCAAGTTTTCCGAACTGACCGGCGACGATTGGTCTACCACAAACTTAGATTATTTTTGGCGCCTCTATGACCCTAGAATTACTTTGCACAAACTTGATAATCCAGATCAAGTAAACTGAGTTTTCCTTCTATCTTGTATCTCCAGTTTCTTTTGACTTTTTGCCAAAACTCTTGGCATTGTTTTTGTCTCTGTTCATACTTGTTGTTATCTAACACTTCTTCTACTTTGTAGCGACAGTTCTCCCAGCTATCTTGAATGATAAATGGGATTTCATAAATTTCTGCGCTGCGCATAACAGCGTGCCAGTAGGACGGGTAAATCGGCAGCCTTAACGTGCGAGCTGTAGCCACTGGGATACACCCCGCTTCAAGCGCCTCATATAGCCGAAAGCTATCCATGCTGTCTTGCCCTGGCGGACACAGCGCGAATTTGCTTTGCTCCAGCATCTGCGCGTAATCCCTCGTGGTTAGGGCATCGGATGCACAGAACCCCGAGCAGTCGTGTGTTTGATTCGGCTCCAGATCTTTAAAAACTTCAAGCATCTGCCGCCGTTCACCGTGCGGTGTTCCTGCGAACGACCACAGAAGTCGTCGTTCCTCTGTTGTCTTAGTTAAATACTCCTGAAAGTGCCGCTTGTACCCCAGTCCGACCGTCAATACTTTCGGATGTTGTACGTACATTGGATGTACATAGTTTCGTATGCAAAAAATGCATCCTGGGTCGTGCAGCCATTCGCACTGTTCGTATAGGTTTTCGTCGGACAGTAGAAATACTCCGTAGTGTCTGCTGTTTTGTCTTAGTGCGTCTAGACACACCCTGTAGTTAACTGCATGATTGCAGATTACCAGTGAGTTTTTGTCAGTTTTAAATTCTTCAAAGTTTCGTACGATGTGGATTTCGGTTCCTGAGCCATAGATACTCAGGATTTCGTTGAGCCAGTCAAGCTCGAACAGCGTGGCGTCTTGTGTAACCCACTGGATATTTATGTTTTTCAAGCTGAGTGTGGTGTCACTAAGCTGTTATGTTAGCCCTGTCTGTCGCTCCCGGTACCTTTGATGAGAAGCTGATCAAGTTTGTCGTTGATGTCTCTTAATCTGCTTCTCATATCTTCTAACTGAAGTTCTAAATCTACTTTTAATACATATTTTAAGGGCATGTCGTTTATTCTATCTTCTATTTTCTCTATTTTTTCCTTGTAGCTTGTGAAGCGTGAGTCAACGATCCGCTGCCGTTGTTGGTGGCTCCACGTTATGAAGGCGACTGCCGACGCCACAAAGGTAGCAATAGCTTCGGCTCCCATGGACCCAATCTGCCCAATCCTAGTTTATACAAGATTTAACTTCCTCATCTTAATGACTTCGTTAAACTAAAGGCAGCCGAGAAACCCGCGTGGGCGACAGGCAACTACTTTTTGAGCTTCAGTGTCTCCAAAAAAGTACAGCCAAGAAAAAGTTCCGACGCGACATCTTTGACTCCTGGGGCTGCTGCGCCTACTGCGGCGTTGACCGACCAACTACCCTTGACCATGTACTAGCCAAAGCCCGTGGCGGCCTCACTGTCCGCAACAACTTGGTTGCGGCGTGTGCGATGTGTAATTTTAAGAAAGGCTCTGTAGATTTTATGGAGTGGTTTAGGAGTCAGAGTTTTTGGTCTGTTGAGCGAGAGTTGCGCTTGTTAGCCTGGATTCATCAGTAGTATTCTGTTACAACTCGCAGTTCTCCGTGAGTCGGCCTATAGTGGTTTGGCCCACATAAAATCACATGGCCCGCTCTAAAGGATCTACAGACAAGATCGAACCCAAGCCCAAGACCACTTCGATCGGCAACAGTCATTTGTCCCGTCCGTCCCGACGTGGCAAGAAGAAGTCGCGAGGACAAGGCAAGGGTTAGTTATGTCGCCGGGGCTGTTCTTTTGATCTAAACTAGGTTAAAAGTGCGGCCCTAGGAATGTCTCAGTTTACTAAAGATTCTGAGTTAGATTCTACGCTAGCCAGTGGCCTACAGTCTTCGGCTTTTCGTACTGGCTCTACCCACTTTGATCAGCGCAGGACCCTCAATGCGAGCGGCGTGGTCGTTAACACCGCTCAAGCTCGGACTTATGTGGCTGACGGCAATTATGGTATTGCTGATTACTATCCACTGACTTTTAATGCTACGGGTATTCTTCAGGTCAATATTCGTGACATTAACTCTTGCGGCGATGTCATTATTCTTAATGCTGCTGGCACTGAGGTGATGACAGCTTCGCCCTCTAAGTTCAGCTCTCGGGATAACAGTGTCACCCGCACAACCATCAACGCGTCTGGCACGCATTACGCGTACATTCAGCTTCTTGGTCGCAGCGGTTCTGAGTACAAAGTAGGTATCAGCCTGTCTAGTAGCTGAGCTTCATGCGAACCAGTCAAGTCGGCGTAGACCTTATCAAACGTTGGGAAGGTCTGCGCCTCATCGGCTACTTGTGTCCCGCAAATATTCCCACGATCGGTTACGGCTCAACCGGACCTGATGTCCGCGTGGGGATGCACATTACTGAGGAGGAGGCTGAGGCCAGACTGAAGAAGTCTCTAGTTGTCATTGAGGACACGTTACGAGACATCGTACGTGTACCGTTAAATCAAAATGAATTCGATGCACTTGTTAGTTTTTCGTATAACGTAGGTTCGAACGCTTTCCGTCAGTCCACACTTTTACGTTTGCTGAATGACGGTGCTGCTCGCACTGTTGTGGCGCAAGAGTTTGGGCGCTGGGATAAGGTCAACGGCTCGCCTGTTCCCGGTCTAACGAAACGACGTGAAGCTGAACGAGAGCTGTTTCTTAAATCTGTAAGGAATCCAGCCTTGGCCAGCTCTATCTACGCCCTGGAAGATACGTGGCTCAAACGTGAGCCAAAACCAGCTTCTGAATTGGTTGCTGAGAAGAAGCTTTTTGTCCCTAAGGGCAGTGCTCATCAGTGGAAACTGATTGAGATTGTTCCCGGTGAGCCTCACTATCGAGTTCGACTCGAATCTCAGCCTGATCTACCGTGGTGGTTTTGGCCCCCGCATTTCAAAATCATCAACGATGATGGCGCCGTTCCTCCCGCTCCACCTAAGCTCGCTACAGACGGTGTTCTTAAAGTTCCTTATTACTCTCAGTTAGATAATAAAACTCAGCCGCATAGAACTTGCTTTAGTAGTTCTTGCGCCATGCTGTTGAAGTATCTCAAACCCAACAGCATTTCCGGCGATGATCAATACATCGATACCGTTTTTAAGTTTGGGGATACGACCGAACCGGCTTCCCAGATCGCAGCTCTGGCGCACTACGGGGTGAAAGCCAAGTTCCGCGTGGACGGCTCCTGGGCAGCGGTGAACAAGCTGATCGAGTCCGGCGTGCCTGTGCCTATGGGCATCCTTCACAAGGGGCCTGTGACCAAGCCCAGCGGCGGTCACTGGATCGTGGCGATCGGCATCTGGAAGAACCATCAGGGCTACGTTGTCCACGACCCTTACGGTGAGCTGGATCTTATCAATGGGAAGTATATAAACGACAAAGGTGCGTTTTTGCGGTACAGCCAGAGGAACCTGGGACCCCGGTGGCTGGTCGAAGATTGGAACTCCGGTTGGTATATTGAGGCTTTGTCATGGTGAGCGAGACCAAGTTCGATCAAAATGAAGTTCTTAAAAGCTGGGACTTCAAAGCTGAGCAGGCTAAAGCAGATTTTTTAGAATCATTGTTTAATCTGTATAAACCTGAGGATCGTACATACACCGGGTTATGGCAGCGCTTTATTGGAGACCTTGGTAAAATAGTCAGGGAAGAGTTTGCCAACGATCCTGAAGGGCTGCTCGCCATCTTCCGTGACACAAAGTAGAGACTACCGCGAAGAGTACGAGACGTACCACGGTACTGAGTCTCAAAAGAAACGACGGGCTGCTCGTAATACAGCTCGTCGTCGACTAGAGCGATCGGGGCGCGTTCATAAGGGGGATGGGAAGGATGTCGATCACAAAGACGGCAATCCGATGAATAACAGTTCGGCTAACATACGTGTTATAGATCGAAGTAAGAATCGCGGGGATCACTAATGGCCATCCTTCCCCAAGCCGGTATCCCCCAGCTTCCCGAAGTTACGGGATCGGATAAGTTCGACCTTGGGCTTGTCGGCTTTAACACCCCGTATCAAGTCGCCATGCGCCGAGGCATGGTGTTTGACCACAACGGAGCTACCCGCGTGGCAGCTCAAATCGAACATGATCTTGGCTCGTACGTCCGTCCTGCTGTCGGTCCTGTCGAATACGGTGAAGGTAATATCAAAAAATCGACTGCTGTTTCAGGCCCTGCTGGCTATAACCAGCGTGCCGTTCCTCTGCCTGACAGTCCAGACGATATGTCTCAAGAGCAGTATATGCTATCGCTGATGCAGAATAAACCTGAACAGCGTATGCGTATGCGGATGGCTATGTCTATCCCTAAGCAGAATTTTCTTTATCGCCCACCTGTTAGCTCAGAGTATCCTTTGAATACACATAACATGATGACTAATCTGTTAGCTTTAGCTAAACAGAAGCAGGGCTGAGCATGATGGTTGACAACGACTTTCCGATTCGGATGGCTGGTCAGCGTTTTGGTCTGACCGCTCGGGACATTCAAGGGCTCACACCTACTGAGGTGACAAGTAGACTGCGGTATCAACAAACGTTCCCTAAAACCTGATATGCGTTTCGCTGGTCCTCAAATCTATATGGATCCCACAGAGCTGCCGTATGGTGCGGCGGATCGTTTTGCCGGGGCTGTTGCCGTGGCCAATCCCGATCTAGTCGACAGGATCAAAGCTGCTATCCTGCCGGAAGAGTCTGGTTCTATTAGTGACGGTAGCGCTATCGGGTCTGCACAAGGTCAGTCTTGATTGGATTACGC